AAGTCATGAGCAAGTATTTATCAGAAACCACGACAATTCCGCAAGCATGTCTTGGCTGTGGCTATGTAATGGATAGGATTGGTCATGTAATGGGTGGTAGAGGCCCTCAAGCTGGCGATATTTCAATATGTATAAAGTGTGGACATATTATGGCATTTACTGTTGACCTCAAGTTTAGACCACTAACCGATAATGAAATGCTAAGTATAGCAGGTAATCCAGAGCTTGTGAAAATCCAAAAGACGAGGGCAACGGTTATGCTAATGGAGAAATTGAAATTGGAGAAATCGAAACCACCCGAGTGAGGAGTGGTCATATTCCAGAAACCGATTTCACCTGCCGCCGAGGTGGAAAAAATGCCGAAAAAATCCAAAAAAGAAATCCTCGATAGCCTAGAATATAAAGACATAGAGGAAGGGATGCGAATTCAATTCCTTCTTCGAAATAAACAGTGCTGGGATAAAGGCGAAATTGTCACGGTTGAGACAAATAGGTATCTTAAGGAAGAAGGCAGAAGTGGATTCTGCATCAAGTGTCATAACGGATATCATCCCATTGAGGATTGTTGCTGTATGCAAATTAAACCTGATCCTAAGAAAAGGACTGTTGATGCACGGGTCGTGGTCTTTGGCTGGAGATTAATTACTAATTGAACCCAATTAATATTAACTCACCATTATTAAATAGCCTCTTTTTCAAATGACCCCCACCCGGTTTTGTTTTTAGCGTAACTCCAAAATTCCTGTATAGTTTTCCGGTATTAAGAGAATTGTAAACTTTGATATTGACTTAGGTATAATATCCGTGTTAGTATGCATATTAGGAGGACGCATCAAATGGACAATCATATTACCCGCTCCCAAGCCACTCAATACCTTCGATCAAAGGGTTATGACGTGGGAAATTTTTACCTGATGAATTTAGCGGGGAAGAAACAAGGACCCTCTTATTCAAGATACGGTCGTAATAGCGTTTATGCAATTCCTGATCTAGATAAATGGATAGAGTCGCCTCAATTTAAGGCGACAAAAATTGTTACTCGTTTAGCTGCCTGAAAAACTTAATCATTTGGATGCCCCTCAAGCATCCATAGAACTCATGTTGGTTTCATCATGAGCTATGCGGCGCAATCTGCACGAAAACAACGCACAAAACAACCAAGAAAAAACCGCAACGTTAAGATCACTCCCTATCCTGTTATGCGCTTGCTAAGAACAGGTGGCAGTGATTTTGTAGGCTTTACTGAAGCGCTACGAACTAATAATGGTGCAGCAATTAAGACGATTGAGCACCTGTTGAAAGTCGAAAATCCCAATCGGTTAGATCATATCGCGACTGTGACTCCAGTCCACAATAAAGATATGTCGATTATTTTTTTGGAATTAAGACTGGCGACATTAACACCAAATGGCCATGCAGCAAAGGAATACAAACATATCTATATTGGTGATCGCACCGGCAACGATGATCCAGCACATGACGAGCGAGGTGCATTTTGCTCATTGTCATCGGCATTGTTTGAAGCAGGATTATTTGTTCCAACTAATGCTCCTACCGCGCTTGCAGCGGTTGATGAATTCAAAAAGCGAGAGGAGGAATATAACAAAGAGGTTGCAGTATCTCGCAATTATGATACAATTCCCCCAGCAGCGTTGATGTTCCTATGGTTCGAGGGAGAGAAAGCGAGACTTGGGGGTGAAGCGCTCCTAGAGCAAGAGGGTATAGATGAATACCTTGATAGTGTGAATTTGGAAATCGTTACGCTGGGAATATTAGCAGGAGAGCCTGGAGCACGTCAAACAAACCTACAATTGAGACCTTTGTTCGATAATTTTTTGATCAGAGGAGTTAATGATAGTATATTGGATTTACGATCAGCTTATCATGTCATCGTCCGCGACAATGATAACGCGGGATTGAAAGAAGCAGGAATTCTTGCGAGACGATTAGAGGATTTTAGAGTTAATCCAGAAAATATTCGAATAGCAGAACCACCACCTCGCGCACCTATCGGGTGGGATGATGCTGATCCATTACCATTTGGAGTTACGCCTTTAGAGCGGATCACTGGGATTGTTAACTCCCGTCCCTATTCAGAGCAATGGGTATTTGAAGAAGGTACAGATAAGATTGATCCATCTAATCGCAAGAATATGAAAAAGGCTTTTAAAGAAAGTGTAGAATCCTTTCATTACGATATATCAATTGGAGCACGGATCTTGAAACTCAAGAACATGTCGTTAAATAACAGTCTGTACCCTGAGGGACCAGAGATAGCTGACATAGCGGAACGTTGTTGTGGTATTATGGGACGGGAACCACAGTTAAGATACTGCCGAAAAGATGACTGGAAGGATATAATATTTGGACCACTTGAAGGAGAGCCTGTTCGTTCGATCATCTATGATGAATGCATGGAGAGAGTAAAGCGCGGCTTAGTTCAAATGAATGAAGATAATAATCCAGAACTACTCTTGATTAAATCTTTCAATCTTCCAGATAATCGCACTAATCGACTGAAAGGCCACTTGATTATGCGGGATATGTATGCGCTACAGACACGTCCTTTTATTAATCGACAATCTACCGTCCCCCAATGTTTGATTGCACTCGTTGGGCCTGAAGGAGTTGGTAAATCGTTGTTCTGCCATGTCCTCGCTGGGGGGAAGCCTGGTCCAACAAAGACTTCAAATAGGTATAATGATACGGTAGAATTGTCCTATTTGCACGGAGTTGGAGATCATGGCTTACTTGCGCTTGCGCAATCTGCCGCATGCCGTACAGTAATCGAGTTTGCCGACAAAGTTCTTGGATCAACAGTAGGTAAAGGATTAGCTGGAGACTTGAAGCATTTAGCAAATATGGGAGAAATAAATTTCAAACGCAAATATGGAGTTAGAGAAGAAAAGGCGTATTTTCATGCGATAAGGATATTTACTACAAACAATCCAGAAATACTTAACCTTGACATGGGTAATAGGCGATGGATTATTATTGATATTACCACAGCACTTAGTACACCTATTACAAATGGAAAGAACCTAGGATTAAACTGGTTATACAATAATCTGGATGCAATGTACGCGCATATCCACAATTCAAAAGAGGATTCAGATCCAGAGGCTCCGTTAAATGTTCCAGAAGAACTTATCAATACAATGTGGATACAAAATGAGAATTACAGAGAGGTTACAGATTCCAAGATATTGATGGAAGAAGTAATTCACCGTGAACCTTATATTAATTCTGGACCAATTAACTTATCCCATAGAGGTATGATGGCATCATCGATTGTTATTTGGATGAGGGAACAGAAGACAAGCTTTAGAGGAAGAGATATTGGTCAACTTATGGCAAATTTAGGTTATAATAGTGGAAAATCATCATATAGAGGTAATCAATATAGAGTATGGTCTACTGGAGAACCAAAAGATGTAAAGGAATATGTTCATTATCATCCTTCTCCAGTTATGGGAGGAAAGGGACGATGGATCATAAGTAACAATCCACTAGATGATGAAGAGCCTCTTCCAGAAATACGTCAAGACGGAGAATAATATGTCCGTGATTCCGTTCACTAACAAAGATGAAGACTTGAATAAAGCAACCAAAGATGCAGGTGAATGGTTAAAATCATTCCCTGTGTTCCGTAAAGTCCCCCCAGTTCCTCTTATGCTTGGAATTTATGAGGTTCTCTTGTCTTATCCCCATATGGTATCTCCTGCGGGGATAAAAAACTTCCTTAAAGAATTTTGCACGAGCAAAACCTACCATATAGCTGTTGCGGCTCCAGGTTCAATGAGACATAATTTGGATGGTAATCCTGTGAGCCAAGTTAGTGATACAGATAGGTTCTATGCCCAGGATCAGATCGATCCTAAACCACAGAAAAAGTTCTGGGAATAGATAACGCTTGCACAGGAACCAATTCTGTGTCATATGTCAATGTAGGAGTTAGAAAATGTCTATCAGCCTTCTCCTTATCATCATCCTTATCATCGTGCTATTGGGTGGCTTTGGTAGCCATGTCGGAGCACCTTGGCAATACGGCTATGGATATGGAAACGGGGGTATAGGTATAGTTGGTATCATTATCATTATACTGGTTGTTCTCCTTATTACAGGTCGCCTATGACAGAACCACTTGACCTTGATTATGTCAAGACCAAAGCCGCTAGACTTGTGGCTATTGAAGACAAACTTGAGGAAATGGCAGAAGAGATTGAGCGGCTAGAAGAAGAACAAAAACAAATCCGCGAATTTCAATTGCCCGAAGCCATATTTGAACTTGGCCTTGATCCTCCCATCGTTGGGGTGGGTAATCGAATCGTAGAAATAGAGCCACTTATTCTTGCCTCATTGCCAAAAGAAGATAATCCACAAGCCCGTGAGAAAGCCTTAAATTATGTGATTGATTTAGGGCTAGGAGGTAATATCAAGCGGGCATTGGAACTTGATCTTCCAAAAGGTGATGCTATAATGGAGCGAAAGGTTGTTGACGCATTGAATGCCATTTCAAAAGCTTTAAAGCCACACATTAAAACAACTATCCATCATATGACTTATACAGCAATGGTTAAGGGTCTTGTTCGTGCAGGTACATTATTTGACAAAGACAAATTAAATGCTATGGTTGGGTCTATTGCTCGGGTGAAAAAGGTTAAGGATGATTGATCGTCCTTATGCCAATAGAAATCATCCAGGTAATAAGCTTCGACCTAAAACGAAGTGTGTAGGCTGTGGTAAGCTTGGTTGCATCACAGCTTGGGGCCCTTGGTGTTATACATGCAATGTTGAGAGATTGGACCGCATCAACAAAGCATTTGAACCAGTAAGACGTGTCCTAAAGGAAGAGTGATATGGCTAAGACACCTGTAACTGTAGAAAACAACAAGCTTCCAGCAGAATTCGATTATTCTGCTGATGCTGGTTCTGGTTTCGAAGATGTAACGGCTAATGATTTAGTCTTACCCTTTTGGAAACTCCTGCAAAGTGCGCATGACGAAACGAAACGCAGTGAAGCAGCCTATATCAAAGGCGCTGCCGAAGGGCTATGGCTTGACACAGTTACGAAACGATTGTTTCGTGATATTGTCGTGGTGCCAGTTAAATTCGTCACTCATTATATTGAGTGGAAGAAGAGAATAGACGGTGGTGGTCTCGTTAGAAATCACGGCACCAATCGCTCTATTCTTGACACAACCCACCGTGACGAAAAGACAGGACGAGACACCAACGATCAAGGGCATGAAATCATTACCACCGCCACTTGGTTCGTTCTCGTTATCTCGGGCAAGGAAATCAATCCAAGCATTGCGGATGACGAAGGAACAGAAACAGAATTGATGACACGCGCAGTGATCACATTTAGTTCCACAGCGCTGAAAGCATCGCGGGGGTGGATATCATTGGCACAAGCAATGATCCGCAGAGACAAAGACGGTGTTGCTTATCACCCACCTTTGTTCGCCATGTCTTATCTTCTGACATGCGTTGGAACACGTAACGATCTAGGGTCTTGGGTTTTACCTGTTGTCAAGCAAGCAGGTTGGATCGAAGATTATTCACGAGGAACCATGATCTTGCAACAAGCGCGCGAGTATCACAAGCTTGCCGCTGAACTGCATCAAACTGTAGTGACTCCGCGCAGTGAAGAAAGCAGCAATGGGAGTGGCGGAAGAACCCGAGAATATAACCCTCGTGGAAATCAAGACGCAGACAAGCCTCTGGCTGAAGATATCCCGTTCTGATTGCTTAAGCCTCAGGAACCGAAGCCCTCGGCTTAAGTGATAGCCGCCCTCTCGCAAGAGAGGGCGGTTTTTATTTAGTCAATATCAGGAGCACCTTTCTTCGGATCGTATTTACCGATCTTGTCAAGTGTCCGATGGTGACGATAAGCATTCCATGCCACAATGCACGCACGATAGATTTCTCGGTCGCTTGGCTTTTTCTCAATGGTTTTATCTCGGATTGCTACGAGCCAAGTATCAAGAACTGCGGCAGGATGGTTAGAGTCATTGCCTCCACCCTGTTTCGCAACGTCTGACCAAAACGCTTCAGCTTCCACAGGTTCCCGTTCCCAGGTACCATACATAGCACCTATGACAGGGTTTGTGAATTCAGGCGTCTTGATTTTGTTTAAAATGCCCCCAGCCATTCGAATGAATGGGTGCATTTTAGCATTGTTAAATAGTTCATAGCGATCATCTCCACTAGGAATGTTATCACCACGAACAATCTTCAAAAACCATGATGTACCGTCAATTGTCATTTTGGCGGTCATCTTAGGTACATCTTTAAGGCTTAGATGGAGACCTTGATAGGCACCCGCAACGTCATGCACAGAACGTGCCGATGTGCGAGGGTCGAACATACGAAATAGATATGCCAGTGAAGCAAGATTATCCACTTCGTAAGTGTCTTTGTGTACTTTCAACCCATTCGGAAACTGTCCGTTGAGTTGTGATAACATGTAAGAACTATGCTGCCCGTTGACACGGTAAATTTCACCTGTCTCAGTGACTTTTGCCTGTGCCCACTGAAACACGACGGCAGAACCTCCAAGAACCACATCTTGAAGATATTCTATCCGGGCGGGTTTCAAGCTACGTTCTGTAGCTGATCCAGGCAATGCGACGAATCCATCGACAACTGCCTTTGTCAAATCTACAGTTTCACTACTTACATACTTAAAGTGGTGGCCCATTAGGACCTCCATTACTTACCGGATTTAAAGGGGACGACACGACCACGAACCCGGCGAACAGTCGGGTCATCACTCGCCCATTTGTCTATTAATCGCTTGATATCTCCTGCTACCATTGCTATTTCTGCTCGTGAAAGCATAGCAATATGAAGCTTTGATTGTTCTAGCAACCGTTCAGACAGTGGGAGGAGTTCCTCGATCAGCACATGGACACTGACCATTTTTTCTGATTTTTTAATTAATTCATCTTGCCACTCAAAAGTGGTTTTAAGTTTAGGTGGGTCAATCATCCTGTTGATGGCAGCTTGTGTAGGTTCTTGTCCTGCCTCAACAAGTTCATCAATTTTGGTTTCTATGACGCCAGGATTCTTTTTATCAAATTCTTTTAATTTACGGAAATCAGACATTACCCGATGATCTATTCCTAATTCCTTTTGAATAGGAAGCTGATTTACAGTTTCCTTTTGCGATAGCGTAGGTTGCGCTATCGCAGATAAATTTTGTGATTTAATATCACCTGGAACGGCAACTTCTCCTTTTTCTTTAGCCGTATCATATTCATCTGCTAAGAGAATATTGGCACGAATCATAACCTTGCGAGCATTACCTTGCATGTGAAGACTAAGCGCCACCATTTCTTTATGCGCACCTTTAGCTTTTTGAAGGCTTATTTCTCGTTTTATTTTGTCATAGATAGTTTTGGCTCTTTCCTTAATTTCAAGGACTTGAGCCATAGGTATAGCATTAGTTAAAGCAGTTTTCATCTGCTCCAGCATAGAGGGTATAGTAAGATCCTGTATCATTTAAACTGTGTACTACGCTTCGGTTCTTCGTACAAGCAAAATCTGATCTAAGGAATTAAAAAAGTGCAAAGGACCGCAAAATAATTCTTGACAGAAAACCAATCATGAACTATGGTTCTCATACGCTCAATCACGAGCATGAAAGGAACCTTATCAGATGACTATTCGTCCTACTTTCAACCAGGGTCGTCCTCTTTCCGAAGATGACTTGCATCGTGTTGCTCCCTCGATCTTCGGCGACACGGCTTCTCCGGCTCGTTCGGAAAAGTTTAAACCCATTGCCACAATCGAAGTTCTCCGTGGCCTTGCCAATGAGGGCTTCTTTCCTGTCTCTGTACAAGAGCAGGGATCGCGCAGCTTCAGCCGCCGCCCGTTCACAAAGCACGTTGTTCGTCTCCGTCGCTTTGACGAGACACGGGACCTGAAAGTCAACGATACGATTGCTGAGGTCGTGTTGAAGAATGCCAATGATGGTACCGCCGCTTATTCGCTCAATGCGGGACTATTCCGCATTGCGTGTTTGAATGGCGCTGTCATTCAGACTGAGGAATTCGGCGCCGAGCGGATCGCTCATATCGGTGAACGCGCGACGATGGATAAGGTGATTGAAGGGTCCTACAAGATCATCAATCGGGCCAACGAAATCCTCGAGGCACCGCGTGATTGGTCAAAGTTGATGCTTCCCTCGTCCGAAGCTTATAGCCTCGCGATGCAGGTTCATCATCGCGCATTCAAGGATGCTGATGACGTTGTCCGCACCCCCATCAAGGTGGACCAACTTCTTGGTGTTCGGCGCGCCGAAGACAAGGGCCAGGACTTGTGGACCATCTTCAACGTCATTCAGGAGAATGTCCTGCGCGGCGGTCTTGAAGCTGATTCCGTGACGACCACGGAGCGCTGGGGGACGGTTCGAACGCACGTTCGCACCCATGCCATTAATGCCATTGATCGGTCGATGAAATTAAACATTGACATTTTCAACTTGGCAAGCGATACTTATAAGAAGCTGTCCGCTCCTGAAGAGGTGGCGGCCTGAAATAAAAAAGGAGCGCTTTATGCGCTCCTCTTACTTCTCGGGGCATCGATGTTTATCCTTGATGAAATGAAAGAAGATTTTGGCATTATTAAAAATGCTATGGAATTATATCTAGCGACATTGACTCAGGAATATGACGATCAACCAACACGAGAAAATTTAAACCGCGTTTTAGACGCCCAGAAAGTTTTACGGCGGATTGAACACGCAAAAAAACTCTTGAAACCAGCAGGATTACAGTGACTAGATTTAAACCGCGTGGACGTGATCGAAGCACCTATATCTATAAAGACAATGGTAATATGATCATGAAAACAACCGCTAGAACAAGTACTTACAGTCCAGAATTGCTTGCAGCAATTCGCGAAGCAGCGGCAAAGCGTAAAGAGCGGAGAACCTATGAGTAACGTCCTAGTCGCTTTGCTCTTGATTGGCAATTGTAGCGTAAACACGTGGCAGTGTGAGCAACAGCTTCAACTTGAGCGGCGTGAATTACGCCAACAGGATCGCCAATGGCAAGAGCAAAAGTGGCGGTGGCGCCAAGAAGATTACCAAAATTGGTTACAGAACGTGCCGCGGATGTAAGATCCAAAGTTCTTGTTGTTTTGTCGGGTGGTCAAGATAGCACCACTTGTTTATTTTGGGCGCTTCATTCTGGTCTATACAGCAAAATAGGTGCTGTATCATTTGACTATGGGCAACGTCATGCCCGCGAATTAGATAGCGCTGCCTTTGTCTATCAATTGGCATGGATGCGAGCAAATATCCATGTGGAAATGCCTCAATACCGATATGTCAAACGACTTGGATCCATATTTGAGGGCAAGTCGCCTTTGACAAGTTCTGAACCCTTGGAAGAATATTCAAATATTAATGAGATGGACGCAAAGCTTCAAGATCGAGTTGAATTGACGTTCGTTCCCGGTCGCAATGCTGTATTTCTCTCGCTCGCGTACTCTTATGCAGTTGCGCTTCAATACGATGCAATCATGACTGGGATTAATGGTGCTGATAACGCTAATTATCCTGATTGCACTCCTGAGTTTGTGGAGTCATTAGCCAATACAATGGAGCTAGCAACCCGAACCAAGATAGATATTATTACTCCGTTGCAAGGAAAAAGTAAAAAAGAAATTGTTGAGATTGGCATGGGGCTTCCTGGCTGTATGGAAGCAATGGCTTTTACGACAACCGATTACGCCGGGGCTTACCCCCCAGCAAAGAACCATGCGAGCGTTCTCAGGGCTTCTGGATTTGAGGAAGCGCGAATGATTGATCCATTGATCAAACGAGCAAAGATGGAGGGATTACTAATCACTTGAACATACCAGCTACAGGTTTGGCTCGACCAAATCCATCGCTTGTAGAACTGGCGTACACGTCAACGAAAGTTCAAGTGAAAGAGAGAGGGTCAGGATCCCTTTAGACCTGAACTGTCCTGATCCTCTCTCGATTTATTTTTGCATTTGAGGCCTTGACAAGTTCCTTATAGTGTGTATATTCAGGATACAGTTCAGACCAATGCGGGAAAGGTTATGAAATGAAAGTCTACAAAATGAAACCCACCGCGAATTTGACGCTGAAGAAGCTTCAGGAAAAAGCTCCTAGCATTACGTTCGAAGTGGTCAATGATGCTGCGGCTGGTGGCTTTGTTATCGTTGCCAATCAACCTGCCCATATTCAGTGGGGTCCTGAAATCACGTCGCTCCTAAATACGGAAGGCGTTCGGGTTGATAAAGTGAGCGCTGAAGCTGTTGAGACGGCTCCTGCTCCTGCGGCAGAAGAGAAAGTGAAGAAAGAGCGCAAGCCGCGCGAGAAGAAAGATCCCAAGCCAAAAGTTGCTTGGTCCGTCATGTGGAAGGATGCTCCCGCCAAAGTTGCGGCTCGCGTTGCTGCGGGTAAGCCTCCTTTTAAAGTTGGGTCGAAGCGTGATATCGGACGCCAGCTATTGCAGAAAGCTGGCGGTACCACTGTTGACGAGGCAATGGCTGCGTTGGGATGGAACAAAGCAACCGTTCTATCCAGCTTTACGGAAGTTGCGACTTTGCTTGAATGCAAGGTTGTAACAACCCGCGCAGAAGGTCAGCCGCATCATTATACAATCGTTCCAACAACTCAGGCTGAAATTGACGCGGCACGCGCGGCACGCGCGACACGCAAGATTGAGGTCGAGAAAGAGAAGGAGCGTAAAGCTTCTGAAAAGGCTGCGAAAGCAGCGGCTGCCGCAGCAGCGGCAGAAGCCCAGAAGAACGCGTCGGCTGCCGCTTAAAAGAACGGGCCCCGTGGACGTGATGCACGGGCGGGACTGTAAAGAAATGTCCCCAACGCATGCGCAGGATGCGAGAATACCTGCACTTTACAGTGTAATAAAATGTGAACAGGTGTAGTGTATTCCTTCAAAAATAGTTCTTGCATATGACATTTACATGTGCAATCATCACTTCAACAAAGAGATACCAACAGGGGCAGTTCCATAACATCACTGTTCTTGGTACAAGAATTCCAGGGGACCTGGGATCCGTTGGGCAACGGTTTTTGCTCTAGTGAGGAAATATCTGATGAAGAAGATCCTTCTCGTTACCGCCGCGCTGTTCGCGCTCGCCACCCCGGCGTTCGCTGATAGTTCGGCGACCGGCGCGGCTGCGTCTGCTTCGGGCGTCGCGACTGCTGGTAACGGCGCCGCGGCTGCTGGCAATGCTTCGACCGGCTTCGGTTTCGGTGCTGCTGGACATGGCGCTTCGATCGGTATCGGCGCTTCGTCTTCGAATTCGGCCGGCGTTTCGGTCGGACACGCGGCCGGCATCGCCGGTGGTGTTGGCGTGGGCTTTGGACACGGCTCCACTCACTGATCTTGTCTCCTTGGCCCGCCTCTTTCATTAGAGGCGGGCCATTTCTATTAAAGGAGACAGTTCGTGAAAAAAATCCTCGTAATGGCGATGTTGCTTGCGACATTTCCTGCCTACGCTGCTGGTCCTGCTCCATCAACCTCAACATCCGCTCACGGTGCCTCGGCTGGTGGCGTTTCTGTTAGTGTCGGGAATACTGGCGCTAATGGTCATGCTGTTGGTTTTGGCGCTGTAAGCGTATCTGCGGGCAAGGGAAACCCGTCAGGTTCTTCATTCGGTGTCTCGAATGCACCTGTCGGTCCTGCCGCGGCAACTGCAAACTCTGTATCCGCTGGAGCCGGCGGTTCTGGAGCAGCAGCAGCTGGAGCAACTGGGACAACGTCTTCAGGCGCAACAACTTCACCTTAAAAAAGATAGCGCAAGCTCCTAACAAGACATGGGTGTTTGCGCTATTTTCACATGAGGACATAGATGTTCTTCTCAACCAAGACCTTTAAGCCTATGTCTTGTACCTTTAGAAATTGGCGGGCAGCATCACATTGTCAATATATGCATGGATACGCAGTAGAGCCCAAAGCTGTATTTCGTGCCGAGCAATTAAATGATTTGAATTGGGTTGTAGATTTTGGTGGTCTAGATTCCTTTCAAAGAGAATTAGAACACCTATTAGATCATACGACCATTATTGCGGAAGATGATCCAAAACTTGAATATTTTGAACTTTTAAATACCCGTAAACTTATTCAGTTGCGCATGCTTCCATTCTCTGGAAGTTGTGAAATGATGGCTAAATTTATCTTCGATCTAGCAGCCAAATGGCTTGAAGCCAATAACTATGATCCACGTGTTAATGTGCATAGCGTGGAGTTTAGAGAACATGGCGCCAACTCTGCAATCTATATGGGAGACTAAACATGAAAATGTCGTCGTTATCACTCCTACTGATGCTGTCAACCACCCCAGCCTTAGCTGGGGGAGGAGGGCATGCATCGGCTGGTCCTGCTAGTTCAGGAACCACAGGCATTAGTGGGGGTATGGGAGGTGAAACAGGTGTAGGTGTTACTGCAACTGTTGGTCACATTAGCGCTGTAGCCAATGAAGGTGGAGCTATTGGTGCACCGTCAGCTAGCATTGGACAAAATAGTGGAACCGCTAACTCTGGTTCTGGTCCAACAGCTAGTGTTGGACCCCCAGGTGGTGGTGGAACAGGACCAGGCACTGGACCAGGCACTGGTCCTGGAACTGGACCTGGTACCGGCCCAGGCACTGGTCCCGGAACTGGACCTGGTACTGGTCCCGGCACTGGTCCCGGAACTGGACCTGGTACTGGTCCCGGCACTGGTCCCGGTACAAGTACAAGTACAAGCACAGCTTCAGCGCCGTCATCTTCACCATCTGCTCCTTCTGCGCCGTCTGCTCCGGGACACACTGCATCAGTATCAGGAGGAGCAGCAACCGCCAGCGTAGCCGCAGCATTTGGTCATGCATGGTTACAGGCAATCGAATGTCGCAACGAATATCCAAACGTGCGTCGCGAGTGTAAGTACTGATATTCACCTGAGCGTACCAGCCGTTTTTCACACCCCCTTTGTGTCGGAACTGGCGTAGCACAAGATACGAAAGCTTTCAGGTGGATAGAGAGGGCCGTGATTGCTCACAACCACGGCTCTCTCTTTGACTTGCACAGGAGCAGGTTCTATGATATACGTGTTGCCATGAGCAATGTAACTCCCTCCCGTGAAGAAATAAGGGCTAAGATTGAAGCCGCTACGGGTGAGGTGTATGCGGATATTGCCAAATTGTCGGGTAAACTTGATGTTGTTGGTGTCAGGATTGACAGCACGTCCACAGATATTAATCGACTGCGACAAGAAATGAAGGTTTCATTTCAAACAATGCTGATTACTTATGGTCTGACTATATTGACTTTAGTAGGTATTGCGGCAATCATCGTGGGAGTGAAATGGTGACAGCACTTGGTCAAATAGTTCCTCATGTTTATGTTGGCTCTGATCCAAAGCTATTGGAAAGAGTTCCCAATCCCATGAAACCATTTGCAGCCACATTTGGAGTCATGACTGCTCTTGTTAATATATCTGGTGATGAATTTACAACGGTTTGCCCCATTACTGGGGGTCCTGATTTCGGTTCCATTGAAATTAACTATTCACCCGATGAGTGGATTGTGGAGTCGAAAAGTTTGAAGCTATATTTAGGTTCATATCGACAAGAGCCTACATTCCATGAAAAGGTTGTTGCCAAAGTTTGCTATGATTTAAGGGTGCTTCTTATTCCAAAATGGATAGAAGTTAAGGGTAATTTTAAGCCTAGAGGCGGACTAGCAATTAAACCCTCAGCAATGTGGACTCCAATTACTTATTTAGAGGATGACGATGGAGAATAACTCCATGAGCGCTGAAGAATGGCAAGCCCAACGTGAGCGCCACAACAAGTTCTTGGAAACTGAACTTGGAAAGCTTTATGCTGCCTATAGCAAAGCAACCATTGACTATTGGCGACAAGATGCTAATGATGCTTGTCCAAGTGCTAAACTTAGATCATTGGATGAAGTTTATAGAGAAAAACAAAAAGTCTTTGTTTTAAAACTAATGGAGATTGCTGGAGTATAAATGGCTATCCAGCTATACCACAGCGGATCATTAGGTGCTAAGTCGCACCGTGATACTTTAATGCGAATGATTGATTATCGCCTGCTTACGCTTCATCCACAATATATTGAAGATGCTAGACGGTATATCAGACAAGTTAAAGAGGTACGAGACACAAAAGACATAACCTTGCTCTTTGACTCTGGAGCGTTTACGGCATGGAAGAAAAAGCAACCAGATATCGAAGTTAAAGACCTACTTGCAGCGCTGAAAAACATATTCAGGAATTTAGATGATAAATTTAAGGCGATCTACGCAATCTCACTGGATAAAATTCCAGGGGAACCGAACAGAACGCCCTCCGAAGAGGAAATTCGGAGCGCAATTCGAATTTCCGATGAAAATCATCGTATATTATCAAAAGAATTTGGTTCTAGAATTCTTCCCGTGTTTCATCAAGGTGAATCCATTCCTAGACTAAGTGAGGTCTTGGAACTAAATTCCGATTATATTTGTATTTCTCCTCGCAATGATGTTCGTGAAACACAGAGACGGACCTGGGCGCAACGAAGTACCCATAAAAAATACCTCTCTAATTTTATTCCCGCCAATACAAGAACACATGGATTAGCCACAACGGGAAATGAAATGATGCTAGAGGTTCCTTGGTACTCAATTGATTCCGCTGCAATTATCCAAATAGCAGCATTTGGTAATATAATCTTACCTATTAATGACGGTAATAACTTACAAATTATTTCTGTGTCCAAACAATCTCCTAATAAACGTCGTCAATGGGCTCATCTTGACATGATGAAAAAATATAATCCAGCAATAAAAAAATTGATTGAAGAAATTATGGATAAAGTAAAAGTAACCGAATATGATTTACAAACTGAAGGTGGCGCACGAGAACTTTGCAATGCCTATGCTTTAATTGAGGCTGCCAAAAGAAAATATCGCCCTACACCCGTACAAGACACTTTGTTTGCACTATGATCAAGCCCAGAGAAGATGATATAGGCAAACGCGTCATTTATCGCGAGCCAAATAACTATCCAGGCAGAAAAACAGAGGTAGGGATATTGTCCTCTTTTAATAATCAATTTGCTTTTGTTATCTACCATCCAGGCAGCACTCCAAAAGCAACTCGCTTTGAAGACTTGGAATGGGATACCAGCAATACTTCGGATCTACTGTGGACTTAACATCAGCCCTTGCTGCACTTGCTCCAGCGCTCAAACCCACCCCCAGGTTCGTGGAGGTTATTGTTTTGCTCAAAGATGGGGAGATCCAAGCTTTTAATGGCACCACATATTCATGGTGTCCTATTCCAGAATACTATGGTCCTGTAGCTTTATCCGCGGAAAAATTACAAAAGGTATGGTCTGAACAATGCACCATGAGCGTAGCCGAGAAGTTCACAACCATAACAAAAGTAAAAGCAGGTGGCAAAACGCGGTACAAATTATCACAAAAATATGTAGGAGACGTATTCTTTCCACCAAGAATAGAGGGTGGAAGATTATTCCCAAGTTGGCTCAAAGACGCCATTAAAGCTGCTCGGGTATTCATGTCTGAAAATGCTTTACATCTTTGGGCAAATGCTATCATGATCCATCCGACAGGAGTCATTGCAACCAACAATCAAATACTGGTTAAAATTCCAGTTGCTAATAACTTTGGTCCCATACTATTGCCGCCATGGGCTTTGGATATTTTATTCTCAACTGATCAATTACCTTATTTTTCTTTTAATGATAATACCATAAGATTTGACTATGAAAACGGTGCTGTACTACAGGCGCAACGGCTAGAAGTTGAATTACCTGATAAATTTATCGATTTTGCCAATTCATTGACACCTGCATCAATTCCAGTTGGCGATATAGCTGCGGATCTAGAAGATGTTGGTATGATTGGTGGTCGCTTTTGTACATTCGACAACTATACATTGACAGTTGATGGGTCAAATGGGGAAAGCGCTGTTACCGAAACTGAGATTGCTGGAAGCTTCAAGATGAACGTACAGACTGCGCAGCTTGTCTTTAGCGTCGCTACTCATATAGACTTTCGAGATGCACCCCATCGATTACGTTTCTCTGACAATCGAACAGGATTAGTTGGGATTGCAACAGGGGCGATTTAGAATGGTTATGCATGGGGAGAATTCGCGCCATGAGTGAATTTACCTGCATTGTTTGTAACGCTCTTGTCTATTATTATGGAGAAAATAATCCACCTCAACGCTGTATGGTTTGTCAATGGATACATAATCAACCTGAATTAACTCAGGATCAGATTGACGAAATCCGTATCATGACAGCAACTCCAATCTTGGACAAAGAAGATGTTGGGAACGAATGAGGTTGCTCATGCTATTGATCCAGCAACGTGGGACGGAGTATATAAGATCACTGATGTTTGGCCTACTATACAAGGAGAAGGGCCTTTCTCTGGATTTCCTGCTATCTTCATTCGATTAGCGGAATGTAATCTCCGCTGCACTTGGTGCGATACAACCTTTGGTGTTAATTATTTAATGACCTCTGACGAAATTTTAAGCAGAGTTAAAACGGTATACACAGGTCAACCTCTAATAGTTATTACTGGTGGAGAACCTTTACTTCAACCTATTAGACAATTAATCAATGTCCTTTCTCATGCACTCAGCTATATTGGAATTCAAATTGAAACAGCAGGTACAGTATATCCTGAAAATCTAACAGAGACAGCAGCTAATCTCCATATTGTTGTTTCACCAAAAACTCCAATCATCAATGAGCATATCCGGGCGCTTGCGCAATTTTGGAAATATGTCATATCCATTAACGATGACAATGATGAAAAAACAGGTATTCCGATCACGTCTACCCAGTTAAATGGCAATAAAGCAGTTCTCGCGTTACCACCACCGTGGATCGCAAGTACTCATATATTCCTTCAACCAATGGAGGGAGAACATGAAGACTTAACCGCTAATTATCAAAAAGTCGCTCAATTGGCGATGAAATATAACTATCGAGCATCTGTACGGTTGCATTCAATCTTGGGGTTGCCTTAATGCCTGAATTCTTTGATGCCTCTGGCATGTTCTGGACCGACATAAGCTACATCCGTCGCGGTTGGGGGAGTAAAGAGGATCCAGTCTTAGCATTACAAAAATCCATTGCAAATTATGCTTTTCAGGACGAATACATTACGCCACCACTTCAGAACCCACCCCCAGGCGTGATGGCGTTTGACGTTGAAACACACGATCCCCACTTACTGGATAAAGGATCAGGGTGGGCGTTCAACGAAGGAGAGATAATTGGCTACTCTGTTGCTTGGCCTGGCTATAGCGCCTATTATGCTCTGCGCCATATATCCGGTAATATTGATCCTAGTGGACCGTTACAATGGCTCAAGGATCAAGCGAAAAGGGAGGATTTAAAATTCATCTGCGCCCATGCGAATTATGATATGGGATGGCTGTATCATGAAACAGGACGATATCCAGAAGGTGGTGTTGTTGATATTCAGCATATGGCAGCGTTATTGGATGAATATAGGCTTAGTTATTCTTTGGATAGTATTGCTGTAGGTTTAGGATTAGCAGGTAAAGAAATGAGCAGATTAAAACAGTTGGAAAATCATTTTGGCTGTAAGCACACCGTCTTTATGTCCTGCCTCAAATCACTGCCTGGCCCCGTTGTTGCTAACTATGCCGTTGGCGACGCGGAACAAACTTTAGCCTGTTATTTTAACATGCTGCCCAAGATCGAAAAACAAGGGCTTAGTGTTGTTCATGAATTAGAAGCCAGTTTGATTACCATGAGCACTGAAATGCGGCGTCTTGGCATTCGGGTTAATGTGGAGGCAGCCGAAAAACTATCGGAGGATATTAAGATTAATCGTATGCCTGAAATTGTTAATGAAATCCAGCGTTTAACTGGAGTTACAGTATCTCCTTGGAAAGCGGAATCTTGTGAAGCAGCACTAAATTATATCGGTATTAATGACATTGCCAGAACCGCTGATGGATCTCCTCAAATCAATGCAGAACTCTTGAACAAGGTTGCTAAAACCCACCCGGTGGGTAAATATATTTTAGACTTACGGAAAATGTCTAAGATTTCTGGAACATTCATTGATGGACACATTCTGTATTATCAGCATAATGGAAGACTTCATCCCTCATTCAACCAACTTCGAAGTGAAAGCGATGCCCAGGATCCAAAAAGCATTGGAACAGTTACAGCCCGTTACTCTGCCAGCGATCCTGCCTTACAGCAAATCCCCGTGCGTGATCCAGAATGGGGTCCAGCAATACGGTCACTATTCATTCCAGAAGAGGGAGAAGAATTTGCCTCTATTGACTATTCCGCTCAAGAGCCTAGAATGGCTATTCATTTCGCTTACAAATCTGGAATACGAGGATCAAGCAAAGCTGTAGAACAGTTTCGAAACGATCCACGTACTGATCCCCATGGAATGGTTGCACGTATGAGTGGATTACCAAGAGATAGAGCAAAGACCTTAAATCTCGGGCTAGCGTATGGAATGAAACAAGCTAAGATGGCTCGCGCGCTTGGATTACCAACACAATGGATGAAAATAGAAGGAAGACAATGGACTAAAATTAAATTCCACGAAGTCCAATATTATCGCAGCAATGGAATTCAATGCGTTGAAGTTGCTGGGGATGAGGCAAAAGAAGTCCTTCTTAAATGGAAAACAGGTGCTCCATATCTATTTGAATTGGCTAAAGAATGTGAAGCCATAGCAGAAGATAGAGGGTTCATTTGTACTTTGCTTCGCCGACGTTGTCGATTTGGTACTCCAACAGGAGATAGATTTGACACCTATAAAGCCATGAACCGTTTGTGCCAATCATCTGCGGCAGATCAAACTAAAAAGGCAATGTCATTGCTCCATAAAGAAAAGATTCCAATTAAAATCACGCTTCATGACGAGTTCCTCATGAGTGTTTCCGATCGGAGAGTAGCAGAACGAACCGCTGAGATTATGGAACAAGCAGTGGAATTAGTTATTCCCTCAGCTACAGATATTAAATATGGATCCGATTGGGGCGCCATTTTGAAAACATAAAGCTTGCGCAGGAACCAAATGTATGCTACTATACTGGATCACCTAGCCAATTGGTAAAGTGCATCAACGCGCCTTCCCAGTGCCCCTCGGGACGCTAGGTGATGACTGCCGCCCCCACCAAGGGCAACGGACCCCACACCTGTAACCCTGGGGGCGGCTTTTTATAAGGTGATCACATGCAAGTTCCTATTCTATTTACCATAGAAATGGATTATGTGATCATTGAAAAGGTTCGAATAGATAGACCCTCCCGAATTAGTCGCATGCAATGGCTAGAACTTTGGGAACTAGCAATGAGAGTATGGAGTATCCAATGAATGACGAGTCCGTATCAACAGAGTTAACCGAACTTCAATCGGAGATCCTTCCCGTTGAACAGATGACTGAGGGCACGTTAGCCTTCACCAGGGATCAATGGCGCGATTATATTGCGGCAGCATCAGTCCAAGAACTTGATACGATCTTGGAGAAGGGTAAACGGATCAGAGAATTCCATGCTGAATATTGGCGTGATCGCGACAAATGGGGTAGAGATTGGAGCGGAACATGCAAAGATGTTCTAGGCTTGTCTACAAATACTTGTTACAAATACGAAATTATCCATCGTGTCTTCACTCCAGACCTGTTGTCACGGACACGGCATATCTTGCCAATGGAAGTAACGACGTTGTCCTTGATCGCTACAGCCGTTCTTTATGATCGCACGAGCGTTAGTCAAGTGGCAGATAAGGGTGCGATTGCACCCGAGATGACCCAAGACACTGCCCGAAAGATTTTGGCCACAGCCAAAGAGGTTGCGCAAAGAAGTGCTGCCGACTTGATCAAAGACGGCAGAACTGACACGCAAATTCTGGCATTGTATCCAGGGCTCAATACACGCCAGATCAATGAGATCCGCAAAGAAGTTGCAGAAAGTGCCGTTAATCTTAATCCTGAAGACGTGGGACCTGACGTTGCGACAATATCGACATCGCCTCCTGTTACGCAAGCACCTCCCCCAGCACGGGAGGCGCCGCAACCGGTACCAAGAATGGAGGTTACTCCTCCTCCACCTCCTGTGTCTCCGTTATCTGAGATTGGAGACGATATCGACCGATTGGGAACAATCATCGGAGATGATGAATTGGATGAAATCTTGAAGGCATGCGTGGAACATCCACAAGTGTTCCAAACTATCTTTCACTGGTATTCCAAGTTTGGGCCAACTGTAGTTACCAATGTGCTACGAGAAGTGAAAGGGTTTAAATGATCGCATTTGAGGCACTCTGTTTCTTTATAGCAGGCTACCAAACCATGCAAACGGTCAAGTATACTATCGGATTAATTTTGATGATTTCGGGCAGTCGATGGGCTATGTGGTGGCATCGGGAAGTGATCGAATAAGCACGATTTTTAAGCTAGTCGATATAATATGCGACGCTCGAAACTTTGCTCAAAACTACGAAAAAAGTAAAATTACCATAACGTCAAATTCATCAATGAAATCAAAGACTTAGGTCAATATGAATGGATCAAAAAATCATCACCATTGCTTATAAGCTAAGTATTTGAAATCATTGACGAATTAGACACAAATGGATAACTTGAATTTCTTAGCATAGCTCAAAAATCGCGCTAAATACTGAGGTTTTTCAAATAAAATATTGGTCAAAAGTAATACTTGCACTGGAACCTAGATCATGCTACTCTATACGCTGATACAGAGTTAGCCCTCCCTGAGGGTCCTTTCCCTGCATCGGAACTGGATTACCGGCAAGTGAGATCGGTTGGACCATCTGTTTGCTGTCCAGATGTATACAACCTTGGCACTACAAGGCGTTGTTCGGGCCTCAGGAGAGGGTGAGGAATGCCGCATCGCTTCCTCGGCATGTTCGTGCCTGTGAAACGACGCAACATCCAGCCAAATGCCTCCCGAGAGCAATCTCGGGAGGCATAAAGGCTACCTAAATAGGTGCCAAAACCGCCTTAGCGGCGTCGAGTAGGGTCCACTTCGGGACGCCCGGGACGCTCCGGCGGTGTCTCTGGAATCTGAACCACCACGTATCGATAACCAAGCCGTGGAATCCATGCGAGAAGAACCGCTTTCCCGTGGAAACCAAGCTCGAAATCTGGCGGAATCGGAGGCCAGATCGTACCAGGCGGCGGATCTTCTGGGGGAAGGCCTTGATCAGGTGTTCCCGGCGGTAGGCCAAGATCGGGACGCCCCGGTCGAATTGGCCATGCGGGAAGGTGACCAGGACGATCTGGACGGTCGGGACGCTCGCGATCCCCCCAACCGAAGCCTGGGTCAACTGGGCGACCAGGCCAAGGAAGACCGTGTCCGGGACGACCAGGGAAGCCTGGAAGTGCCTGATCAGGATATTCGGGATCGATGGGCCCACCGCCGACGCCGGCGCCTTCATCGACACCGTAATCAGGATCAACAGGCATTCCCTGATCGGGACCTGCTCCTTCTTCAACTCCATATCCAGGGTCAACGGGACGACCCCAACGTCCGTGGCGTCGGAGGTAACGAATGTATGCAAAGGGCATCATATTTCTCCTGATCTCCAGATTAAATAAAAGAAGCAAGGGAGGCCATCTGGAAGACGCTCAATCATGCTCTTAGAAGGGGAGGATCTTCTTTGAGCGTTGATTTCGATCCGCTTGCTCAAGGCACAAGGAACACTAGCACATGTTGCGTGACAGTTCAAAGACTATTCCTTATTTGTCTCCATTCTTTCGATATAACCAGAAAGCTAATGTAGCGCCAAATGCAGAAATAAGTCCACCAGCCGCGGCTGAAGTAATTTCGTCATTGGGTATAGTATAGAGTAAACTAAAAGTCACCGTTGATATAAACCCAAGTACCACAATCAATGAAATGGTTAATGGTCCTTTTGTTGGATCAAATCGATCCGCTACAACAAGTAGAAGGGCAGTGAAGACCACGACGCCAATGATCGTGGCCAACACTGGATAGTCTGTCATCTTTAAGTTGGCGACAGGTGCTAGTATAGTTGGCGGAATATTATCAGCCAACCTTGTTACTTCCACCAACTCGTGTCACTTTAACGTGGTGCTCCCTTTCAATTGGTGGGTGCTCCTCCTCTTTGATTGGAGGTGGCATCGGCGGTTCTGCCGGTAGATCGGGAAGCTCCGCTTCGACTGGGGGTGGAGTTGCGGATGCAGGAACCTTCTTCAAAGCTGCCTTAAATTTCTTGTAGTAACCAGCAATAGTGTCAGCTTTATCTGTACCGTTAACAATGCGACGAGCATTGACTGGATCTTCGGTCGTTCCGTTGAAGTATTTCGGTAGACCCACACCAGTAAACCACCCGTAAACCATACCATCAAACGAGACAAGCGATGAGGTTTCATCGAGGAGCATCTTGTGCGCGTGGGGGTGGATATCGGATTCGATGCCATATCGGTCCTTTAGATTTTTCTGACCTTTTTTATAATTATCTTCCCATGTCAATTGGACATGGCCGCGCCCGTAGTATTTTTGTCCATAAGGCCCAGTTGCCGCTCCATAAGATTTACCTGAACCCTTACCATATTCTTCGATAGGTTGCATGGTTCGCGCAGTTTCATGGAAAAACGTAGCGAGCGCATAGGCAAGCCAATTCGTTCCATCGCGCGGGTTTGCTTGCTCAAAGTGTTTCTCCCAAATTCCAAGTGTATAGTTCATTCCGTCCACTTGGGACTGTGTTAACGTACCGCCGAACAAATCTTTACGAACGGTGTCGAAAAAATGTTTACGGTCATATGGCATGTTAGTTTCTCCTTAAGGCTGCAACTTCACGGCGAAGTTGAGCAAGTTCTTGTCTTATTGCAGGCAATGCTGCTATATCAGTAGCAGGCACTCCATTAAGAAGTGGAATAGTTACATTGCCTGTGGCGCGAGTGATTGTAAATGCCGCAGGATAAGCAGCACCATTATCGCCGTTAGGAATGATAGATAAATTAGAGCCAGCATCTGCACCAGTTTCTGGTGTTCCATCTTTAAGTCTAATACGCCATCTTACTGTACCATTATTTGAACTAAATATTTCATTTAGAACACCATCTGGACTAGACATACTCATAAGTGGGCCAGGCTGCAAAGCTACACTGAAAATTGAACCAGCACCTTGATTTAGAGTAATACCTGTACCATTAGATACTATATTGCCACTAAATGTTGCTAATTGAGTAGAGCGATTAATTTGAAATGCTGTGCCTGGCAGAAAATTGCCAGCATCGTCGCATGCTCGAATAGTAAAGTTTGATCCAGCATTACCGCCACTTTCAACAGATCCATCACTGAGAAACATACGCCATCTAGCTAAGCCACCAACGGCACTTCTAAGTTCTGAACCACCAGGTCCATTTAGCATCAATGTTGCCGCAGCAGCAGCAATGACTAAATTGCCAGTTAGTGTGCCACCTGTTAATGGCAAATAGCCGGCGAGATTGGGGATGGTAACGAGGCCGGTGGCGCGGTTGATTGTCAACGGTGTAATAAATGCTATGCCATCGTCAGCATAGGCACGTATATCGAAATTTGAACCAGCATTGGTACCAGCTTCTGCTGTACCATCCTTAAGTCTAATCCACCATCGACTTACACCAACAGTTGTACTGTAAATAATACTCGTGGCTCCATCTACGCCATCCATTCGCATGGCTGAATTAATTGGAGCCCCATTAAGAAACAATAAACCGGTCGTAGCAGTACTAGCAGTTAAACCACCATTAGCACTTACAAGACCAGAAAACGTTGCAGAACTAGCAAATGAAAATACTGTACCATTAAAAGCTGCTTGACCAGTAGAACGATTAAAGGTTAATACATTACCAAGCAATGTACCTGCGTCACTATATCGAGCCAGAACAAAATTTGATCCTGCATTAGCTCCTGTTTCATCGACACTATTACCAAGTTCTATCGACCATCTATTTTGGCCGCTAGTTTGACCAAGAATATTTCGGGATGATCCAACTGCGCCATTGATCAATACACCAGGCGCGAGCGTCGACACGCCATCTACCGTTAAGTCACCACTTAGCGCCCCGCCGGTCAATGGCAAATAGGGCGTCGTCACTAGCGGATCGGTTATATTGACCTTGTTGGTATCGAGCCATTCCAGCGCGGTCTGAACGTTTGCCCCAAGTGTGCCAATTGGCGGAGTAATTGCGACTTCCGCCGCAATCGTGGCTGCTTGGCCAGTTGGGAGTCTGATCCACTGGGTTCCAGTCGAGACGATCCAGTCGCCGACATTGAATGCTTCAGCCGGGATATTACTGCCGCCCGGCGGATTACCCCCAACCGAGACGATGACGTACATGTTGGAATTGGTACTTACCGGTGCAGGCAATGCTCCAGGCTGGATGCCAGAAGCTGCGGTGTAATTACCATTATCAGCAGGAACATCTATAACACCAATAAAAAGGAGGTTCGAAGCGAGCAGGTCGATCGCGGCTTGAAGCGCGGCGTCGCCATCATCGACATATTGCTTCGTTGTTGGATTAGTTGGCTGTGTTGGTGGAACTAAAGTTGGAATAGTAACTTGTCCATCCGAACGTCGAATTGACAATGGTGTAAAAAGAATTCCTACACCATTATCAGGAGCACATGTAATGGAAAAATTTGCACCTGCATTACCGCCAGTTTCAGGTGTCGTATCCTTTAGATTAATAGCCCATCTCGATAATCCAGTGACGGAAGAATAAATATAACTTCGACCACCAGCAGGATTATCTAATCGAATTGTTGAACCTGTTGTGCCATCTAATAATAAGGTAGGTTGTGCCATAGTAATGAATAAATTACCAGTTATCCTTCCACCAGTCAATGGCAAGTAGCCACCAAGGTTCGGGATGGTGACTGCACCATTTGCACGGTTGATCGAAAATGCTGTTGGTAATAAACTACCATCATCTGCATGAGGAATAATAGAGAAATTTGAACCAGCATTAGCGCCAATCTCTGGCGAACCATCACCAAGAATAAGATCCCAACGTATATTAGGAAGGCCAACAGAACATCCGCGAATAAGATTGCTGTTTGTCGCTGTGAGTTTATTTAAGGTTAATGATGCTTGTGGCGCCTCAGATCGTATATCACCAGAAGATCGAAAACTTTGCCCAAAAATTTGACCAGTAGTTTGAATACTAATTCCAACTGTTCCAGTACCATTAACTGTTAATGCGCCACCTAAAGTTACCATACTATCAGAACGCCGAATATTCAACGCAATAGGTAATTGAGTACCCGTGTCGCTATAAGGTCGAATATCAAAATCAGCACCTGCATTCGCCCCAGTTAATGGTGTAATATTAGGCATAAAAATTTGCCAACCGGCACTATTTACATAAATACCAGTAATAGCCATATAAGTGCTACCGGCTTGATAACGACCAATAACACTAGATGATGGATCAACTAATTGAAGATCACCACTGTAACACCAAATATGTCCATTAACATTCAAATGACCTGGTCCAGCTAATGTACCGCCAGTCAATGGCAAATGATTAGCGTCAAGCCAAGCAAGCCCTGTCTGGACATTTGCGCCAAGTAATCCAATTGAAGGCGTAATAGCAACTTCAGATGCAATTAAATTAGGTTGACCTGTTGGAATCTTAATCCATTGCGCACCATTGGATACAATCCAATCGCCTGTATTGTAAGTATCAGCTGGAATTTCACCTACAGGTGGCTGCCCACCAACCGCAACTATGACATAGAAATTGGAATTGGTAGTATCTGGTGTTGGCAAATTACCAGCAGGAATACCAGAAGCTGTAGTATAATTACCATTATCTGCTGGAACATCTATTGTCCCAACAAACAATAAATTTGAAGCTAGCAAATCAATCTCAGATTGGAGCGTAGCATCTCCATCATCAACATATTGTTTAGTGGTAGGATTTGTTAATAGTGTTGGAGGTACTAAATTGGGTATCGTAACTAAACCATCAGAACGTCTGATAGAAAATGGGACAGGAAAGATAGGATTAGGAACACCAGAACCATCACTGTATCCTTGAATACTAAAATTCGCGCCAGCATTACCACCAGTAGTTGGTGAATTATCTGGCATTGAAATATTCCAGCCAGCACCCTGGATACTAATACTTCGGACAAAAGAAGCTGCATTTGGTACACTATTATTAAGGACTAAAGATAAATCTCCTGGATTACTGGTATTAGGAATAATTGTAAAGCTACCAGTACGTGTTACAACTCCATTAGATGTGACTGCGAATGCATAAGGAATACTAATATTACCTGATGCATCATATGCAGAAACATTGAAAGCATACTGAGGATCACCGACACTGACAGTCCCACGTGTAATACCACTCTTTTGTCCCACAATCATATTTGCTGTGGGCATATCTTGAATTAATTCACCAGTTAACGTGCCGCCAGTGAGCGGCAAGAAATCGCCGCCCATAGCTGCATCAAGGTTACCTCTGACAATAGAGGTAGCCTTACCGTATTTTGCAGTATTTGCTTGCCCAGTGGGATGCTGAGGCATTTATTCCCCTTGCTTTGGAGTCACCGCAGATTGTATTGCACCCATTATAATCTGAGTAATCGGTGCAGCGTCAACAAAGGGACGCATCGATCCGTCCTGCGATTTCGCAAAGATAATCGCATTGTTGAGTTGCGTCAATATTTGCTGCACCGTTTCTCCAGATAGAGTGATATCAGGTATCATTTGTACGGGTTGCTTATAGGGGGCATTCATTCAGGTTCTCCTCTTGGGGTTAGATATCCGCACTTGCAGTAAAACTATCAGTAAAATTAGCTTGACCAGTAATAGTAATAGGATGACCAACATTAAATCCATTGACATAAGGTGATATATAACCTGCTCCAACATTATTTCCGGCGTCATTATTTAATATCATCGATGGAGCAACACGCATCACTACTGGAAATGTATAAAATTCTGCAATATTGTTTCCACCCTGACTATATCCTACCCCAACTACAATACCTTGTTGATAATATCTTTGGCAATCTGCTAGTCTTTTAGCCGTTGATTGTCGATTAAATGGAGTAGCAATATTACCAGCTTCTAATTTAATTCCAGTAATATAGAAATATGCACCATTAGTCGATACAATATTGATTGAACCATTTGCAGCAATATAATTTGCTGAAGCCCATGCATTTGCCGGACCACTTAATGTTGTTCCAGATCCAAGGTCAAAGTCAAGGCTAAGTGCGCCAGCAGAACTAGTATTAATCCAAGTTCCAGTCGTGTCACCTGGAATTGTAATTATAAATTTGAGCCATGTATTAGCTGTTGGTATAGTATAAGTAAATGGATAAGATCGAGTGGCGGCAAAGTTTCTAATAGCACCAGAGAATAAGCCTGTTACATTAGAAAGGGCCCAAAATGATAATGTAACAGGTTGTGCTGCTGTTGTCCCCCAAGCAAGATAACTAATTGAATAACCTTCAAATCTTGTACTAAAACGGAAATTATCGGCCGCTAATAATGCATAAGCTGAAGATGATTGGAATCCAAGACAATATGAAAATCCAATAGGAGTAGTAGAAGCATTAAGATTTTGCCCCCATGTTCCTTTAGCAGCCTGAGTTGCAACATACCAAAATCGATCGACGGTAATAACATTAACAGCGGTTCCTAATGCACCAACATGACGTTGATCAATTGCCATATCACCATTAATAACAATGTTATCATTCATTGCTATCGGCAATGCATCAACATATTGTTTTGGTACAGAACCAAGTGCAACTGTCGGATTAGCAGCAAGTATCAATGGTCCAGATAATGTACCACCAGCCAAGGGTAATTTACTATCGGCATATTGTCTTGTTGCTGCGCCCAAAGCAATAATTGGATCGGCAGCAAGTGTTAATGGTCCAGATAACGCACCACCGACTAATGGTAAATAATTATCGTCCACGTATTCTTTAGTGGTAGCTTGTAACGGAGCAACTGGATCACCAGCTAAATTTATAGGTCCAGTCATAGTACCGCCAGTCAATGGCAAATATTGTGCGGTACCAGATCCTAATGATATCCACTTTTGTCCATCCCACACCCAAGTTGTATTACCCGGAATTGCTGGTGTAAATTCTTGGCCTGTAGTTGGATTTTGTGGAAAATCAATCATCTCAATTTAACCTGCGATGATTTCTTTTGTTGAGAAGGATTTGGCGTATTTCCTTCCTCTAGCCATTTAAGATATGCTTGATAGTCCATATTATCAGGATCAAATGGAATAAATGCATGATCTTCATCGCGTTGGATTATGTTGTCACTAAGTTGATTTTTCATTGGATCCCAAACTTGCGTATAGGTCATGATCATAACTCCGCATCAGCAGTAAATGCTGCATACCAAGTTGCACCACTAGTAATCGTGGCTAGAGCACTTATATAGAATGAACCTGATGATTCCGGGGCTATAGATGGAGTCGAACAATTGGTAAATGAAGAACCAACAACCGTCATTGTCGGTACTGCCCTCATAGTCGTTGGCAGCATAGAACTATTCCAAAAAGCTGCACTCCCTAGAACATAGGAACTTGCTCCTAATAGTGCGTCTCTAATGTAATACCTCTGGCAATCAGCCAAACTCTTTGCCATTGACTGCCGATTAAATGGCGTAGCAATATTGCCAATTTCCAATTTGACACCGGTCACATAGAATGTCGCGCCATTGGTAGCAACAATACTGACCGCGCCAGTCGTACCAACATAGTTCGCTGACGCCCACGCATTAGCCGGGCCACGAAAAGTTGAACCACTGCCAAGATCGAAGATAAGGGTCATCGATCTAGAATTACCACTGAGTACCCATGTTCCGTCAATTTCACCAGGAATGATGACAGTGATTTTGGTTGGCGTATTCGCAACCGGGATCAAATAGGTAAAAGGATAAGACCGAGTTCCACCAGTATTGACAATGGCTCCTGTAAATGTGCCAGTCAGACTGGAAAAAGCCCAAAATGACAATGTGACCGGTTGAGCATTCGTCGTCCCCCAAGCAAAGTCGCTAACCATGTCAGCTTCGATCGGCTGGCAAAAATAGAAATAATCGCTAGCCAATGAAACATAGGCCGAAGACGACAAAAACCCGAGGGTATACGGAAACCCAGGCGGCGTAGGCAAGGAGCCAAGATTACGCCCAACAGTATATTTAGCTGCTACAGAGCCGACCGTCTGCCAGCGATCGATAATGTAACCAGAGCCAACGCCATTGATGCCGCTCGCACCGTTACGGTGTTGGTCAATCCGCATATCACCATTAATGATACGATTGGAATTTATAACATGAGCATCAACATATTGTTTGGTAGACGCTTGTAACGCTGCAATTGGATCAGCGGCCAAAGTAATTGGCCCTGTCATTACACCCCCAATTAAGGGTAAAACTTGCTGTAAAGGAACTGCTTGTAAGGGTGCAGCAGCATTACCTGATAATGTCAATGGGCCAGTTAATGTTCCTCCAGCCAATGGTAAGAAATCAAGAGGCGGTATCGCAGGTGCGGGTTGATTAACTGCAATGACCCATTGAGCAGATGTAGGATCCTCATACCAAATAAACAATTGGGCATTAATACTGTCAAACCACAAGTCTCCAGGAACTGGTCCAGTTGGGGGATTATCGTCAATATCAACTGCAATGGATCCAGGAGGTCCTATTGGTCCTGCTGGACCTGTTAAGCCTATGTCTCCTTGTGGACCTTGTATGCCCTGAATACCCTGAATTCCTTGCGGGCCAATTGGTCCTGCTGGCCCTGTTGGACCATCAACTCCTGGTGGACCTTGTGGTCCTGTCGCACCGTCAACTCCCTGCGGTCCTTGTGGTCCCTCTGGACCCTCTATCGCTCCAGCATCTACCCATCCGGAGGGTAGCATAGCTGTGGTAACATAAATGAATATATGTTGGTTAACTGTATAAAGTAAGCCCTGACCTTGCAGCACTTGATAAGGAGTTAAAGGAATTCCTGGTCCATCAAAATTTGCTGGAATTAATCCGTCTGGTGGAAGAGTGTTAGGATTAGCATTCGTGAATTCACCAATAAGTATTCCAATTTGACCAGGATCACCTTGAATGCCTTGTGGGCCCTCTGGACCCTGTGGTCCTGTAGGTCCTGTAGGTCCTGTAGTTCCAGGAGCCCCAGGTGCACCAACTGCGCCTTCTGGTCCCTCTGGTCCCTCTATACCTTGAGGGCCTGTTAATCCTGGTGGGCCATTTGGGCCGACTGGTCCTTGTATACCTGCTGGTCCTTCTGGTCCTATTGGACCTGTAGCGCCTATTGGTCCTTGTGCTCCTGGATCACCTTGAATACCTTGTGGGCCTTGTATCAATCCTCCATCTACCCAGCCCGACGCAGTCATAGCTGTGGTTACATAAACAAAAATATGTCCATCAACAGTATAAAGTAGTCCTTGACCTTCTTGCATTTGATAATTGTTTGGCGGAAGACCTGGTCCATCGAAATCAGCAAAAATTAACCCGTTTGGAGGAAGATCAGCTGGCGTTGTTTGATTACCAAAAGAACCAATAAGAGTTCCAACTTCTCCCGGATCTCCTTGAATACCTTGAATACCTTCTGGACCTATTGGACCTTGCGGTCCTTGTACTCCAGTTGGACCTTGAGGACCAATTGGTCCTTGAGCACCGGGCGGTCCTTGTGCGCCTGCATTACCCCAAAATAATGTACCCGTGCCATCAGTCTGAAGAACCTGTCCTGTAGCACCTCCAGTCAAAGTAAAAGTTGAAACGTCACCAAGTGTTAATGAATTCGCCGCAACATCTGATTGAACAATTAAACCACCTGTTAATGTGCCTCCTGTTAAGGGTAAAAAGTTACCTGTTGGATTAACTAGTGGTACACCATTAACAAAATATGCAATTGCATTAATGGTCCCCGCCCCCATAGGGCCGCCGGCAACTGTAGTGGGAAGTAGAACTGAACCAAGATAACCAATAGCATTTGGAGACATAACAATCCATGGCTGGGGTGGGCCTCCCGGACCCCCAGCTGAACTGTCAGCTAATGAGAAAGGTTCTACAACTTCATTCATATCCACTGTACCGCTACGAATTGATGATTAGGACTACCGCTTGCGCATGACACAGGTAATGTGGATCCGGGAATTGCATAATATGCGCTGCCTGGTTGTAATGCTAAAGTTGTTCCATTAAAGGTCACAGAAGCTGGACCTGTTGGATCGACATACAATAGACCCGGTGCAGTGACAGGATTAAAGATATATCCACCTGAGAGCCCCGCAGCCAATGCATTAACCGGATTACCAGGTATCACTGGCGTTACATTAGCTGTACCTTGGGTTGGCGTGGTGGGCATTATTGTTTCGCCTTTAATGCAGCGACATCTTTCTCTAAGGCCTCAATTCGTTTCATTAGGTCTGTACCAGTACCAGGAACCATTTTGATAGGTTGATCTTTCTGTTGAGCAGGTGGAACATAATCTGCTATGTTACCATATTCTCCAGACAATGCCGCCTTATGTATTTCTCTTCCATATTGTACAGTATCATTGGCACTGGCACGAAATATTACAGGACTTCCATTGAATATTGCATCCAATATAATATCTTCTGATGGAGGAGCAGCATGTCGCGGATTTTTTAAACCTTCAGGAGTTGTCATGCTACCCTCTGATAGAACCAATTTGTTACAGCAAAATATCCACCCGCATTCTGATAAACTTCACCAAGTAGTTGCCAAGTACCTGGATAAGGAGGCGGGTTATTCTGACCATAACCATCAGTCATCCAAACACTACCTACTCCACCATAAGTGAATGGCGGTTGAGTTACACCTTGTGGACCTTGAGCGCCTTGTGGACCCATTTGTCCTTGAACACCTTGTGGACCTTGTAGTCCTGTATCTCCACGTGGTCCTTCTGGACCTGTTAAACCAATTGGTCCATTCGGACCTTGGGGACCTTGCGGTCCAGGAGCACCAGCAGGTAGATGCGCTTCAAGAAACGATAAAGGAAATCCACCAACTATACGCCAAGCTTCTACAGATGGAGAAGTAATATCATATTCCAAAAGTATCATACCAGAAATTTCACCACCAGTAAATGGATCACCTTCTTGTGTCAACACAGGATACGGACCAACTCCATTGACTAATATAGTTGTTGGTCCTGTATTCTGAGAAGCAATACCTGTTATAATCATGCCATTAAATAAATCACCAGTATATGGAATAGCAACGACTAAAGCATTTGGACTACCAATTGCAACACCAAAATAAAATATCTCACCTGGTAAATGTTGAAAATTAACCAATTGAAATTGTGTTCCATCAAATATCATTTCTGCTTTTTGACCTTGAGTTATATCTCCTGGAGATAATGGACTACGATCTGATCGCGTAACAGGATATGGAAGTGATCCTTGTATCTGCATTACTGTTGGACCGGTATTCGTATTGGCAATAGTAATTTCCAAATTTGTATCGACTACCAAAGCAGGTAAAGTTGGATTCGTTGCAGCAACCGTAATTAAATTAGGTGTGGCACTTGTATCGTAACCAACATACATAGGATACGGAACATCGCCTTCTTGCATCATTGCAGCCATTGCACCAGCTGTATGCAAATGAGCAAAGATGGATCCGGCTGGCCACGATTGCGCTAATGTGTTTTCTTGCGCCCTGACAATAAACATTGTATCGCCAACAACTGAAGTAACATGGACAATTTCTCTTTGCTGTCCAGTTAATGTATCAATAAAGGTAGCAATAAATTCCTGGTTCGCAATAGGCTGAGGAAACGTGATCCCTGCCCCAGCAGCGACATTGACCTGAGTATCGGTAACACCAATAGATCCAGCGGTAGTGCTGGCTACGTTATTACCGAATATGAGTTTGGTCACTTATTCGCTCCTACCCAATTACGACATCAGTCCAGTTGAATTGAAATGGAAGTTCTAACACTCCAGATTTGATTGCCTCTGCAAATATAACCATATTCGGTAACGGGAGATATGCAATATAGGTCGTATCAATTTCATCATACCGTAAGGCGTTATATTGGAAAGCATTGTCATTGTACATAGTACTCAGGGCAATGTTTCGAATACCTAAAACAATTCTAATCGTGGCAATACAGCCAGGTCCAAAAGATACACTAATTTGGTACATGTTATCTATATTAGGCTGCGTCCCGTTTGTTCCAGTTAGAAACTTCATGATACGCTTTTTAAGCCATTCTACATTGAAATATTTCCCTTCTCTCTTTGAAAAATGCCAAGTGATAACGCGCCGGTAAATATCATCATTGACCAGAGCATCACCTATTGGCGCTATATAGGTATAGAAATTATATTGCTGGGTATTATACATCCCAGTATTATATGGGCCCTGAATAAGTGGATAACCATAAATTAGACTTGGTCTCGACATTCCATAAAGACCCTGTCCAACCCAATCTAACAATGCGCCAGAGACAGGATCTTGGGTATAGATTGGCAAGTTAAGCGCATTGAATGCATCAACCAAGTTTTGTTGCAAAGTGTTATAGGCAGCAACAAAAGCCTGTAAATCAAGATCATCCGAGTATTCTTGATATAGGTATGAGGGAATTGATCTTACTGCACCAGTTGGACCGACAGGTGGAAAATTACCAAGTTCATAAGGCTTCTCGGGCGGCTGCAACGGCATAATCTGGACGACAATAAAATTATGATTAGAAAAATTAGAATTAACCCAGACACCTAAAAGCGGTTGGGGCGGAAGCTCATAACGAGCGCCTGCTTGCAAAGCAACGGTTGTACCTGTTACTTGATTTGCTGCTGGACCCGTTGGATCAACATAAAGGACTTCAAAAGATCCTAATGGATTAATAATATATCCACCAAGAGCGCTAGCGGAAGAAGCTTGAACCGATTGCCCGGCAAAAGGAATACTATGGTGGATTCCTGGTTTCGGAACAACCGGAACCACATCAATTGCACGAGGTGGGTTAAAATGAGCAGTCATTCCTGCAACACTATAACATTAGAATTGGTGGTATAGAAATAGGAATTTGGATCTCCTACTACAACTCCTGTGTCAGGTATTGGTGCTTGTGCAACTCCATCAAACGCAACTTGAAATGTCAGAACCGTTACATTTTCGGCTTCAACAATATTGGCGGTAGCTTCAAGAAATATTGAGGTTAGTTCATAGATATTGATTGGAGTTAGTCCAACATATAATCCATTAATGTAGTCAGCTAATGCTGGAACAGCAGCTTGTGATAATGCTTGAGGCGACACATAGTTAGGAGAATTAGTATTCCAAGTAACTACTAATGTAACCAATTCTTGTGCTGGAAGAATAAATGGAATAAGATAATTGTCAGGATAACTATTAAGAGTGACTTGTTGAAGAATAGGATTAGGAGTAACAATACCCCCAGTTGTGTAGGGAAGCAAAATGGTACCATCTACTGGATCACTAAAGACATCGTTGACAGGATCATAAGCATTCCAAATAGAGAATTGCCTCGCGTTACCTATAACTATTTGAACATAATAAGACCTTCCATTTAATGCTGGTCCCATATTACCTTCAATATCCTGAAACGTTTCTATCATTCCATTTACTAGATTATGATTGTACGCTGTTGTGACAACGGCTGGAATATCATTTGATATATCCACAATTTCAATTTGAGGTCGAGCTAATGATGAAAGATCGCCGAGCGCATAATAAATCGCCCATGCGACTTGATAAGGATCACCACCACCAACTAGTATTGTCCATTGGCATGTATCAATTTCTTGTCGTACCGATACTAATCGCTGAATGACGCCGGGAACATTCCAAAGCAATGTTTTCAAATATCGATCCATTCCAGTTGATGCGGCAAGACCAGCAGTCAATGTCCGCGTTCTAAATGATTGAACACTTTCAGTTCCAGTAGAGGGAATACCGTCAGATGGATTCGTAACTGCCAGAGTAATGTTTTCTGGGATAGAAGTAACTAAACCTGTTACGCTTCCAGCGGGTACTGGCCAAGTACCTGGCAGCGTTGCTATAGCGTGAATGGGAAGAGTGTCACCGTTTGAACCAATAACTCCTCCATTGAGACAAATATATTGGTAATTATTGTCTGTGACTGTGAACCCTGGAATAATAATAAACCCAATAGTTCCACTAAAGATAAGATCAACCGAAGTATTGGTATTAACGGCAGGTTGAACACCGTATATCCCTACACCTAGTTGATTAAGTATAAATGGATTAGCACCTTTTGGAGTTACTGAATTTACGAGATCCACAAAGAATTGATTAGATATAACCATGCCGCCAACATCTGTTGACGCAACATCCTCAATCAATGATCCAGGAAGATTAGCAATATATCCAGGATTTGTCCGAGCAACTAAAGAGGTAAGCGCCGCCCGGAGCGTTGCTGGGGGCGTGGGGATGGGCCCGCTTGGGGTCATAACTATTGGCAAATCTACCATTAGTTATCCTCTAGCCTTCTTGTATCAGAAAGACACACGAAACACAAGACTTAGTATGGCACATTAGTGGAAAGAGTTGATCCCCACTGAAAAACAACCCTCACGTTATATGACGGTGAAGGTATTCCAAGTTCATCAGGCGCATCAGGACCTTTTGATATCATCAGGCTTAGAAAATACTGGGCGAATTGCTGTTGAGTCCTTGTCATATAAAAATCAGGAGCAATCTGCATAACAACAGACGGATGTGCTGGAATACCATAATTGCTGTAGAAAGGCGACTCACCTAAATTTAATTTAATCACTTGGATTAATGTTGTAAGCCACACATCGTCATTAAAACCGCGAGCATCGGTAGTAACAACTACCCATTGCTTTTGATCTGGGAATAATGGGTTAGGGACTATTCGTCCATATGTTCTTAACGGCGTCATGGCGTTGTATCATTCACAATTAAGCCCATTGCTACTAGACCATCTAGCAACGATGCTAACGCTACATTACCACCTCGTGATCCCGTAACGGTTTGGGGAACATTTACTAAGGGTTCTCCGGGTGGCCCTTGCGGTCCCTGAGGACCTTGCGGCCCTGGTGGCCCATTCCCTGCCCCAACCTGCCCGTTGGGGGAATTGATGGATCCTGTTGCTAAGAGATGACCAACAACAGTCATATTTATAGGTTCAGTTGGTTGAGGTGGATCATCTCTAGCTTGACTTGATGGTGCGCCAATAACCATGCTCTGGGCAATATGCTGAATTTCACCGTTTAGAACAGCATGGATCATCTTATCTTTAGCCACGTGTTGTATCTCTTGCGCCGCGTGGCTCATGAGTTGTGCGGCAGTGTGACTGATGTTTGCGCTTGATATATGGGTTATATTATTCGCAATATCAATAACGGTGGAGGTGGATTTATCCTGAGATTGTATCGTATGTCCTGAAGGACCACCAGTAACAAGAAACATATTAGGATCACGACTGTCAAAACTCTTAGCACTGATAGGATGGAAAACGTGGGTTGCGAGATTACCTCTTGGATACATATCAGCAGTGCCGCCAGACTGACCACTTTCTCCTCCCAGGTAGAAGTCATTAGGAACTGCATATCCTTTATCTCCAACTTGCGTTGGCTCGCGATGATATTTTGAAAATGCTTGTGGAATTTGAAGTTTAGGTAAAGTATAAGGACCAGTTGCATCGATTGTAAATTCTAAGAAATCATTTTGCAATATCTTTGATACATGGCCTTGAATAGCCTTTGGCAAATTCTGTTGTAAATCCGCACTTTTAGTGCGCACATAGTTATGTATAAACTGGATAAAAGATAGTTTAGTTGCTTCATCCATCAGGGATTCACCTCAAACATTCCGTTTCGATATATCAAGGTTGATTGAAAATAACCCTCTGTCATACTAATAAGGTAATCTGCAAATCCAGCAATTGTCATTTGACCTGGATTTTGTTTCATTGGATAAAAGAATTGGGTATTATTAAGAATTGTCATTGGACCAAAACCATTAAAAATATTAGGTCGTGTACTGTGAAGTATTAAAGGGATAACTTGACCTAAAGAAAATCCATGTGGATTCACAGTCGTTACAACTACTCTGGAATTATATTCATCCCATTCTAAATTAACAAGGGGAATAGAGGGAAGTGATGCAACTAAAGGAACAAGAAAAATTACTTGGTTATTGGTTGTTTGGCAAAGAATATAAAATCGCTGGGCTGATACATTCCAAATAATCGTAACTGTATATTGTGCTCCATCAAACGTCATTAAGTATGACGGGGCTCGAATACGTGAAGAATTAAAAGGATAAAATGTAGTCATGAAGATGCCGGAAAATTTAGAGTGCCGCCGCCTGGTACAATATTACCTGGTGTATATGTTGGATATGCATTACCCACAGGTGACGTTGTCAAAGGCATCTGACTAATAAGTGGTGATGCAGCACCAGCATCTGGTCCTGTGTTAGCTATAGATGAAGGTTGACCTATTGCAGAGGATGGATTACTTGAGACACTATCATAAGGATCAATAGGTGCATTGCCTGCGCTTACCGCAGGACTACCTGTTTCATCCGCAGATCCAGAAGGAGCATCTGCTAAACCATTACCCGACGAAGTTCCATTAGTTAATTGGTTCATTAGATTACTCATAGCCGCTTCAGTTTGTGCTTGAGTAATAAGTGGTCTTGTAAAATCCCATCGCCAAGCATTCTGTGGTAATGGAGATTGTGCCATTGATACATCAACTAAATCCAACATCAACATGTTATCATAAATGTATCCAGGCGTCATAACTGTATATGTTCCCCCAGCGTTATTATGCGCATCTAAGGTTGCCTTTAATGCAGAAATTGTTGCTAGCTTTACTGACCATGCGCTTTCCTGTTTCATCGGTGTCATCATGATTAAGGATATTTGAATTGGGTCTCTAATAATGGCATTGGCTGCAACTGATAGATTAGCAAAAGGATATTGAGCAATTGTTTGTTGAACCAGTGATCCACCAACTGCTGGCTGAAATATAGCAAAAGCATCAGTTAATTGGAATTCACTATCAGGATCAAATGCTTCTGGATTTGTTAAAAAAATGAATGGTAGCATAGCGCCCGCAGAACTATTAGCAACGCCACCTGTCAAAATAATAGGGCATATCTGATATTGAAGTTGGTATTGGCTAAGGGACATTACTGAGGTCTCATGAAGATATCAGCTGGAGCTGAACCTGGAGCATCCGTACCAACATCAGTCGGTAATCCTTGAAAGGTGTGCTGCCCACCAGTGTTCGTCGCAGCACTAGGCATTGGTGTATCTGTAGCATTGGGCGTTTCAGTAGGGACGCTTCCAGGACCTAATCCACTTTCTGCGCCAGGGGGCGTGGCCATTGGCGTCGTTGCTGCGTTGTTGCCAGGAGTAGCAGTACTTGGGCTAGCACTCATGTTATCGTCTTGTATCGCCTCTATAATTGTAGTCCAAGCTGACCATTGGGGATCACGAAATCGTCCTACATGTCGAACTTTTTGTACATTCCATGCACCTTGAAAAGTAAGATAATCATTACCCGGATTACCATCAATTCCACCTCCTCCAGGTAGTGCTCCTGCCGCGGTATAAGATGTTAATATTGAAGCAGGTAATTTAATTTGTGGTGTACCACTTCCTCCAGCAATAGGTCCAACATCTGAACGCAAAAGAGTGGTAACTTGAATTGTATTATTTCCAATCCATGTTGGTTGTCCTATAATATCCTCATAAATCAATGTCACTGGACTTTTGGTTGTACCGTCAGTAACCTTAATTTGATTACCTTGCATAGTCATTCGTACACCAGTATAACCACTAGTGGACGGTGTACCCAAAATACTATGCGACAATGCCTTTATATAATTGGCATACTGTTCAAAACCTTGATGAAAACTCCAGTCAGGATAACTAAGCTTTAGCTTATCCGAAATATTAACTTGCACACTAGATCCTTGAAAAGCGGTACTTAATGTGTTTTGTATTGCTGAAGATAATGGTGTCCCAGCAGGCATATTATGAACAATATTCTTTGGATTAGTGGGACCGCCTTGTCCTCCATCTCCCCCAGCTTTGACAACAAAACTCAAACTAAGGTTATTCATAACCCAATTACCATATGCAGGATAAATAAGTCCTTTTAAAATTAACCCTGCATGAGGAGCTTGTAAGGTTGCTAAAGGGAGACCTGGAATATATCCAGCTGATAATTGTAAATCTTTATTGGTAAAATTATAGGCTTGACTGATCAATTGAATAGGAATTCCAAATATTGTTATATTAGCGGCGGTAGGGTTATCAGCTTCACCTAAGCCCAATGAAATGTCAAATTCAAGATCAAGAGCGCCAGGATCATTTTGTCCGGCAGAACCTGACGTCCAAGTCTGACTACCTGCTGTTAAGCTATACCACCTCACGCGTAGGAACCCTTCACCGCACCAAGTGATGCCATTTGAGTATTAACGTTTGCTCCAGCAGGATTCTCAATACGAACACGCACTCCTTTATCATGCTGAAAATTCCTCATGTCATTCATGCTTGTCTTTTGCCCGGTTGGCCCTGTTTCAGTAGGTGCTGGGTAAATCTGTGCACCAGTTGTTGGATCATAAATTTTCATTTGAGCGGGGGCAGTACCAGGTGCTCCTGCAAAACCAGTCGCTTTCTTAATTGCAGGTGCAGCATTCTTTGGAGGTCCAGCAGCATCAGCCGCAGCAGTTGGTCCACCACTACTAACTATATTGCTAGCCGCTTGCTCATCCGCCAATTTTTTCATATATAATTTGATAGCGCCTGAATGTTCTGATTTGTCCCGATCAACATTATAGATACCATTCCACACATGGTACATGGCTTTGATGGCTTCACGAGCACCTTCTGGTCCTCCTGCGAGCAAGGCCTTTAAACTTTTTCCTGTTTTTGCTCGCGTCAATTCATCAGCATAAAATGCGGCGACTTTGTCTTGGTTCTCTGGGCTAAAGTTACTTGGATCAACACCGGCTTTCCTTGCCTCCATGATCCAAGTTGATTTCAAGAATTGATATCGACCACCTAATCCACCTGGATCAAAATCTGGATTAGAATAAGATCCATGTGGTGTTTCACCTGTTCCAATAGTATCGAGAAATGCTCTTTCTTCTGGTGACATACTTTTATTAGAAGCAAGCCCAACATCAGTAGCATATAGACCAAATCCCGCAGACCCTTTACCGCCACCTTTACCGCCACCAGGAAAGTTGATATTGCCCGAATAATTACCGCCACCACCGCCGCCGCCACCGCCACCGCCACCGCCACCACCGCCGCCACCACCACCCGTTCTACCTCTTCCTGTCTCTCTTGTTTCTTCTAACCCACCAAATCCTCCCCTATCAACGCTTGGAATAGCTCCTGGCATATCAGTAGGTTTCACGAATAAAGGATCCGTTTCCGTTCCTTTTGGAGTATCTTTTTTAAATAAGGGACCAAACAGCGTCCCTTGACCTTCTTTAGAACCAAAATCAATTGTTGGTTCTCCTCCTTTTGTTCCAAAGAAGGGTAATAAATATTTCATAATCCATTCATGGATCGCTTTACCGAGTTCTGATGTTGCTGTATTCAAGCCATTTAAAGCAGAAAGAAATGATCCCTCTTGATCTTCTACTTTATTCATCCAGTCTACATAAGTTCCAACCAGCTTAACAAGATCAGGAAGCTTGTCTACTAATTGTTTTGTTTGGTTAACAAAATCTTCCATATAAGGTGTAAGTTTAACCAGTTGATTAATAAAAACGGTTTCAATCTCCTGACTTGCTGTATTAAAATGGCGAGTAAGATCAGTCAATGCCTCTTGGTTCTTTTGACTTATATCTAATTCCTTTTGTGCATTTTTATAATCTTGTTCCATCCTCTTTAATTCAGCATCCGACATACCTTTTAATTGTCTAAGAAAATCAGGTCCAAAGATAGATGTTATACCTTGTGCCGCTAAAGGATTTAATTGTTGACCTGGACGTAAATTTTTAATTTTTGACTGTGCTCGCTCCATTGCTTGAGCCATAATATCAGATGGATCTTGACCTTCAATCTCTTTATTTGAAAATCCAAGATTATGTAATGCTCGCCATTCAGTTGAAGTACGATCAGTTTGAGCCGTTGCAATAGCAGACGTAGCAGAGGGGACATCAAATATATTACCAAACGCCGCACCCGCGGCACGCATCTTACCTATATTTGCTCCCCCTAGCGCTAGTGCCCGCTTTCTATCCTCGGTTACGGATTGCGCGGCTCCTAGAACGCTACCAAAAATACCACCTGCCCCTAATAAGCCACCAAACATACCAAACATCTTCAAGAACCAGCCGGTTGATGCTGCCATTTGGCCAAAGGTTCTAGAGACTGGAGCAAACGTTTGATTTAATTGAGTAAAACCTTTTGCTAATGTGGCTGTTTCTTTATTGGCTTTTCTTAATGCCTCTCCCTGTTCTCTCCATGCTTTTTCAATAGCTTTCGATTGGTCCGCGGGTCCAGGAGCAGTCGGAACAGTTTTTGTTGTTTTACCTGTACTAAATAGAGACGCCGCAAATGCATCATTCGCTGTTTTAATTTTGGCGTTATGTGTATCCCATTTTTGATTAATCGCGTCAAGTTTCTTGGCGTAATCGTCAAGATTAGTTGTTACCTCAACATTGATAGTACTGGTAGTATCAACCAATTATCTTCTCCACAAAGCCAAAACATGCCTTTGACGCCATTCCAATACGCTAGAGTAACGGTAATTAAATTGATCCATGAATTCAGAAAATCCTTCACCGGACAACCAACTTAGGATGGTATGGACGATAGTTTCACTTCCGTTGATTTGAGGCGAGGAGGTGGAGGAGCAGGAACAACAGTTATGTCTATCTCCGCTACTTTCTCTCCAGTACTCTCGTCCTTGGTCAATATCTTCAATGAACGCCCATATTCCGTAACGGTAGATGATGTAGTTTCCGCATTCCAAATTGATTTCAAGCCTCCATATGCCATCGGTAGTTCGCTCTTTAAATGAACTGCCGAGGCTACAATAAAATATACAATGGCATTTTCAACCTCCGATATATTATCTTCATCCACAAGCTTTCTGTTCTTTGCTTCAATAAATGGCATCGTTTGCCACCCACCACCATTAGGGGTAGGCAATAGAAAATTGGTTAAACGGTATATCTCTTGCATCAATGAAGCACTGATATCCTCTTCGTTGTTCATTTCTTTGGCAGTTGTGCGTAAGACAAGCGCAGCAATGCGAGGCGCCATGGCTGGACCAATACCATTCGCGTACATATTAGCCAATACTTTTACCAGCAACATATAGTTGGATTCAAACACTTCTCTTGAAAGCGGGACAGAATGAACCCAGATTTTAGTACCCGCATTTGTGGTAACGGGAAGAACTAGGTTCAATTTTTTGTTTATTGTTACATCTGCCATGAGCTACCCTTACGTGTCAAAGAGAGCACTATTTGTCAAGTAGTAACCTTTGCATGTCACCACATACGTTGGATCTTCTCCAGCGAATGTCATTTCCCGTACAGTCTCTAGAACCACATTATAGAGGTCATAAAGACCAAGCCCCGTTGCTGTATCTGGATATACAGTACAATATCCAAGCAGCGTCGAAGCTTCAAATTGGCTCTTATAAATATTGCCAAGAGGCTGAGATTTAAGAAGGCTCAATGTCAGCGTAGCAATCTGGTATGGGGCGGGTGATGGCACGGCACCTGTCATCGTGCCAAAGTAATCGGTGGCATTGCCTTCAAGCGCCAGTCTTATTCCCTCTTTACCAAGATAAGAAGAAATGACATTCAGCTGGGGGAAATCAGCCCAGACAATAGACGCACGTATTCGGTTAAGCGTGCCTTGATCAATGAGTGGATTGGGCATAGATCACCTCACAAAGTAACGATATCCGTCGCGACAACTGATACCAAAACATGAACAAAGCCTCTAGCGGGTATAAAGAGAGTGGAAAGCCCATCATACTCTCCTATCCCGTAATCGCTTGGGTTTTGTTCCGAATAATCCAAGAAGGGTACAGCATTAACATTACACTGCCCTTCATATGTGCCCGCATTGATCGCGGTCAATAGGTCATCAGAATTCAGTCCTGTCTGTACGACAAGACCATTCACCATGCCGTAGCCACTGCCGCGCTTCATCGTTCCAGCGAGCACAGCTTCAAGCTGATTAATACCTGGCTGATTGTAATAGAGCGGGGCGAGTGGGTTATTCGTCCCATTGATAATGGCATTGGCAAGATCAAGTTTGATATTGATTTGAACCCAATCAATCGTCCACCACCAGTTAAAGTAATCGAATCCATCTGCGGTAACACCCATATAGATATAGGTAAAATTGATACCACCCTCTGCCCCAGTGCGGATGTAGTTCACATTATTGGCTTTGAAAGAAACAAATAGCGGTCCTGCACTAAGAATATTGTATGGTGTAACACCATAAACATACTTGAAGCAGAAAGGTGCTACACGCGTAACAGATGTGGGCTTGAATTGCAGTGCCCAATAAAATGCTCCTGCTAGCGAGAATTCTGCATATTCGCCAAGAACTGATTGCCGGCGAAGTGGTGAAACAGTTGGATCCTCAATCAATTGAACCACACATTTTGCTTCAGGTGGAATTAAGCCCACCGCAGTAGGATCACTAAGAGTAAGCCAGAAATAAACCATAGCTTCTGGATTCTGGAATTGATTAAAAAGCTGAAGTACTGCTGGAATATTTACTGTCTCTCCCCATTCCTCAGGCAAAAAGTATCCGTAAAATGCTAAAGGATTATTAGTAAGCCATAATTCCAATTTCGCTATTTGGTCAGCAAAATCGGATCCATAGCCAAGTTCAAGAACTGTAACATTTCGCCCCGAACCCTGTCTAAAGAATGTTGCAGCCATTGCATTAAGTTCAATCGCCTCATAAAGATAAACTTGACCAACAACTGTTGTAACACCCGGATCAACTACAAGTGGATATGTAAATTCACTCGCCGCAGTAATCGTGCATATAAAAGTACCATTATAAGCATCAGGAGTAAATCCCTCCAATGTTGCTTCTAAAGTAGCACCTATTCCTCCCAATGATGCAGGAAGTGGATTAGTAGTTGTAACCGTAACAACTCCAGTAGCCCAAACGGCAGTATCAATTTCCATTGGATCAGATAAAATAGGCGCCAAATCAGAAAATCGGGTCAAAAGAGATACCGAATTCGTCGGCTGATTTGTAGCGCCAAATGACACAAAGCAACCTTTCTGTTGTAGTGTTGCTGCGAAAGGCGCTAAGATTGTCGAAACCTGAACGGTGACGATATCATTTGGGTCAGACATCTTCTTTCTCCTTAACCTTATCTTGAAGTTGCCAGATCATTTCTTCTAAGTGTCTAACCTTTTGAGTAAGGTATGAGACAACTTGATCCACAGTTATTGAGGAAGTGTTAATGACAACGTAGGCACCAATTGCTTCAATCCATTGAATAATCCATCCGTTATAAATTTTCTTTCCACTTAATCCTGGCAATGTAATCAAAACCGTTTCAGAAATAGATGGATCTGTTGTCTGTGCAATCCAATATTGTTTATCTTGTGGAATAATTAAGGATAGATCAGGCATATTATGTCGAACGTTCCACGTCCCTTGAAATTGATCCTGATAAATAATTGAAGGGGGAAATGAAGGTTCAGGCTGGTCAACCCAGTCTGTTTCATCTATAGTTGGCTCTATTGACACACCAACTTGAGGACGCCAAATCCTATAAAACGCCTCATAGACATAAGCGGTATTATTTCTTATATACCGCTGTCCATCTGATGGGTTAGGAGGAAAAGACATCCTCTATCCTTTTGCCTGCAACATTATGCGCTTGTTTTGCAGCATGTCAAGAGTGGACCATTGGGCCAAAGACCTTATACCCCAGCAAGGCGAGCAGGATCCAGAGGATCACTGGATGAAATCGCCCAACGTAAGGATTTGTTGGAGTTGTCCACCAGAATCCGAATGCTAAGACCCAGATCAACATGATGATCCAGAATAGGAGTTCTATACTCATACCCGTTCCTCCTTACTGTGTTCAAACTGGGTATGATCAGATGCTTCATAAGCATCCATCCAGCCCGTTTGCACTACACTGACTTCTCCTTGTGGTGTTCTATGTGAATAAATACACCACGCATGTCCTCTTGGCGCACCCCCAAGAAACGTGAATTCGTGCTTACAGTCCTTTTCAATTAAGACATGAAAAGGACCTTTTCGTTCAAAGTTGTATGCCAAATTACCATCCGTTATCCATTTCTTTACTCTCCAATCACCGCAAAAGAATATAGTGGTATGATCGAAATTGTGGGTATGACCACCAACAATTTCACCTGGCTTTAAACCCGCATTATCTTCACCCATAGCACGAATATAGACGTTACCGCTGACCCATTCCATTTAAACGTGCCTCCAATTGAGCTATTTTGGCAGCCATAACTGCTACGATGCCAGCAAGATCATAACTTTTAACATCATCCTTGCCATATTCTTTTCGTGTGTGTACTAAATTAGTATCACCCTTTTCAATATCTTGAGCTACAAATCCCCAATTCAATCTTTCTGGATCAGGATGCGCCAATTCACTTTTACCGTGCGGCGCAGCTAAAGGATTATCTATTATTTGTGGCTTCCATCGGAATCGTTTTGGTATCAACGCCGCAAATGCGCGATTAACATCAAAATCAGATATTGAAGCAATATCCATTTTTAAAGCAATATCGGAAGTATTATTAAACTGTGTCGCGTCACAAGGTCCATAAACAGTAAGACGACCACCTTGACCTTGAAATGTTTTTTGTATTATCCCACTACCGCACCAAAACTCCATATGAGAGTAATCTTGATAAGCATACCATTGTGCATCTTGGCGATGGCGTATCTCACCTAATACACTATTACTTTTACTATTACGGAACCGAATTGATGGACAATTTGTATTGGCATCTCTATTATTTTTATAAAGATCAATACCAACTGCATTGCTATTTTGATTAAATGTTAATGTTCCAGTCATCTGATCGCCAGCTTTAATTACTCTGGCATCTACATATTGTTTGTTGGCAGCGTGCATGTTGGCTGTTGGCGCTGTTGGAAGTGTAAAATAATTTTGATCCATTATAAAACGTTGTCCAACAGAACCGAAATACCATCTAAATGCATCTCCATTATTTCTGCATGAAAACCACAAAGAACTACCTTGCATACCAATAGCATAATCTAAAGTTGCTGCGCCTAATCCATCCCAAAATACAATTTTTGTACCAGGACTACGTGTTCCTACTGATGGAGGTTGACTATCAGATGGCGCGCCCCAAGTAATATATTTTGGTGGATGAATATGAATATTACCAGCTTTAGTAATATCAAAACAATTTGTTTCAACGTTTGTTGGACTACCATAACAAAAATATAATCCACTATCACCAGAATTTCTATAAATATCGAAACGCCCTCCATCGGCTGCACCAAATCTAAAAGTAATTCTGCCAGTTCCAGTATCATTTTGTAATCTAAGTAGTGGCGAGGCAGAAGCCATAATAAAACTGCCAGTAGCTAACGTATTAAATCCAGCTTGGACATTATTTGCACCAAATACAGCTGGAATTAATGCAACTTGATCAGCACTCGTGGCAACTCCTGTTGAGCCTACAGCAACTCTAAACCAAACTGTACCATTATCATAAAGCCAATCACCTCTAATCATTATTGTACCTTGAGCAGGACCAGATGGAATTGTTCCTGCATTGGTACAAATCAAATATTCACCTGCTCTATTTGCAGGAATTACTGGACCAGAAGTTCCATTAATATAAGTACAATCACCCGTTGCAGCATTGATAGAACCAATACATATAGTGGCGCTACTCACTAAATTATCAACATATGCTCTTAAATCAGCATCTCCGATATCAACGTAAGCCTTATTGGTTAAATGATTATTAGTCGTTGGTGCAGCGGCTGAAGAAACATTTCCATTTAAAGTGGTTCCAACATTAGGAGTAACTGTAATCCATTCAGACATAGTGGGTACGCCACCAGAGGTAAATTGAAGTCTAAATGGACCACTATTACCGTCATAATGCCAAACCCAACTTCCTCCATTTTGTGCAAACCATCGTATTTCACTAGCGCCACCACTAATTAAATCAATTTCTGGCATAACACTTGTAGAAATTCGTAATGTTCCACTGAGTTGCCCACCTGTTAAGGGCAAAAATGCTCCATCAGTATTACTGATGGATTGCTGAATCCAAGCAGTCCAACCAAAATTAGTATCTCTGCTACGCATCCATTTAGTATAAATCGTTAATGGATTAGTAACAAGTGGACCAGGAACTTCATATACTTCTTGTATAATATAAATACCTGATCTAAAATTATGAACTATTAATTGGTTAGTTGCAGCATTTCCACCATTTGTTCCAAATGGTGGACCATTAATAATTGGTTGAGAATAATTCCAAGCACCAATAGTTGTTTGATTATTTAGATCTCCACTAGTACTACCAGCAGGAGTTCTATTCAAAAATGTGTTTGTGGTATCAAATGCAGAACCTGGATCTTGCCAACCTATATCATAATCATTCGCACTGTTTTTTCCTAGAATAAATCCAATAGGACCCCCAGCAGGTATTGCTCTTGTCTCAGAGACTTCCAATGCAGCTTGAACATTATCAGAGCCGAATACTTGTGGGATCACTCCTACTTGATCCGCAGTAACAATAACATTACTACCAATTGGAACTAAGAACCAAATTCCGCTACTTGTTATTATCCAATCTCCTACATTCATAGAAATACCACCTGCTGGGCCAGGTGGTATAGTACCCGGCACAACACAAATTAAATAATCTCCATCCGGTAAAGAATTAGCATCTGGAACAGGTCCAGAGGTTCCATCTGTAAATTGACAAATACCAGTTGTCGCATTAATAACGCCTAGTAATATACCTTGTCCAGAAAATAATTGGTCAACATATGCTTTATTAACTGCATCTGTTGGATTAACAGGAGCATTTGGTAAAATAATACAATTACTAACAGTAATAACACTATTGTTATCGATAGCAAATGGTCTATCTTGAATATTTTGTCCATCAGAAGTTAATCTAGTAATATTGAAACCTACGGGGCCGCCTCCACCTATAATATTATAAGAAAGTGCCCATCGTGGTGCAACGCCTTGAACATCAATAAATTGAATAATATCAGCATTACCGCCCAATAAACTTAGACCTGGATTACCAAAATTTGGATCAGTTATTAATATTGGAGCCTCGACTGTTAATTGGCCAGTCATAGTATCGCCAGATTTTAAAACTCTCAAAGCATCTTGCGCATCAACATAGGTTCTATCTACATCTGGCGTTTGATTATCGACATAAAATTTGGTAGCAGCTTGCGTATCAGATTGCGGTTCTTCTGACAAGAACAATGGTCCTGTCATTTGACTACCACCAAGCTGCACATAATATGTATCAGCTTCCGCCTTTGTTAAACCAGTATTACCTACAAGATGATGATATTCACCATCTGCTCCACTCCAAATAATCATATCACCATTTGAAATCATTTCACCGCCAATACCAGGCAGTGTAGCTAATGCCATTTCTGGAGTATTCGGATCAACAGTTGATGCAATCCAATACCATCCCCCAACAGGGTTCACAACCGCAGGATCAAGATCGGGATTATTTGCCGCAACTTCCCAAGTCCCTTGAAATGCAACTATAGTGGCAAGAGTACTGTCAACATAATTCTTGGTTGCTGCATCCATCAATTGAACAGGATCAGCGGCTAATTGAAGATTAGCCAATACGCCTGGAGATCCTTGACGTATGGTCATGGCGGTTTGTGCATCGCCATTATTCTCAGTTCTAAATATTATGTTACCTGTAGAACCATTATAAATTGCAGCAATGAAATTATTATTGGTATCACTCCAAGAAAGACCAAAACCCACAACGCCGGCTGGAACTTGAAACAAGAATTCTCCAAATACTGTACCCGCACGCTGATCAATGATATTCCAAGATTGAGAACCATCATTCAATTCGGCTCTTAATACAGTATCAGTTTGATTTTGGCGTATTATAAGACCATTCGAATTATAAAGACCTCCATCTTGATTAGCAATTGTGCCAAAAGCAAATCCACCATTATATCCAGCTGTAGCACTTGGGCGAGAAACAAACCACGGCCCAATAAATGCTCCTGCATCAGTAATATTAATGCCAGAATTTCCTTGTGTTCCATAAAATTGAATAGAGCCGTCAGTAATTTCAAGAGCATGACCAAAATTTGCTGTCGTTGTGGGCCAAATCAATGTACCAGTTACTTCATCACCAACTTTAAGAACATAATTAGAGGCAATATTATTCGCATCATCAATATTAAGGGTCATTGTATTAATGGCAATATATTGCTGCGTTGCTGCAACCCATTGAATAATCCACCCGTTCCAAATAACTTCACTACCAATTCCAGGTATTGCTGCATCCGCAGTTTCACCAAACAAATAGTCCGCAGTCTGAGCAAGCCAGATCCAACCATCTTCATTCAATATAGCATTGGCAGTAAGATCAGGAACATTGGCAGCAACTTGCCATGTACCTTGATATAGACCTGGATCTGGATATTCAGCAGTACGTGCTACCCAAACAACGCCATCCCACCTATAAACAATATTATTTTGTGCAAGGTATTCCTCACCCACAGTTGGATTGGGGGGAAACGTTACTGGAACAAGAGGCGCAACATGATCGTTCATGGTGTAAATAAAACTCCATCAAGCCAAACTCTTGTCATTGGTGTAGTTTGTTGAGTAGCATTATAAGCCGTAAGTTGAGCAAAAGTATCTAATCCAAGAGTAATTGCAAATCCAGGAAATGCAGGCCCATTACCACAAGGAGCTAACAAATAACGCTGGGTTGATATTGTAAAAGGCAATGTGGCAATAATAAAAGTATTTGGAGGTTCCATGTCAGTAGTATTAGTGACATATCCTCTAAGTTGAATATATCCTGTTGCACCACCAATTTGTCTGGCTTGTAATGTGCCACTACAACCAGGACCATAAGATGTTGGATTTGTCCATGGACCTATTGTTATTCCACCACCACCTATTTGCGCATCAACATATGCCTTTCTTGCCAAATCATTCGGATCAACAGGATCACCAGCTTTAGTTCTAATCATACTGGCAGTAATTATGCCATCAGCATTTGAAATACTAATAGGCATGTCTTGTAAATTAATACCATCTGGACTCATTCTAAGTAAATTAAAACTACCTGGCGCTTGCTCACCAACAGAGATTATCCATTGTGCTACAGTAGGCTCAGTAGATTCAAAGGAAATATTATTGGCAAAATCATCAATAAGATGTAACCTACTAACATTGGTTGCATTATTAATTGTTAAGTCACCAGTTATAATGTCACCAGACTTTAAGACACGCAACGCATCTTGTTGATCTACATAAACTTGTGTTACGCCTCCGCCAGTAGCAACACTATCCACGTAAGCTTTTCTTGCTAAATCATTTGGATCAACAGGATCACCAGATTTAGTGCGAATTGTACCTGCACGGATTATACCATCAGAATTTAAAATATTGAAAACATCATCTATTACAGTAAATCCATCTGGAGAAAGTCTTGCGATATGGAATCCATTAATAGCTGGAGTTTGACCAGTAATAACATCAATTGTCCATTGAGGAATACCAGAAGCCGGATTAGGTGCTCTAAATAAAATAGAATTTTGAGCACTACCAACAAGTTCTAAACCAGTACTACCAGTTGGGTCAGATATAGTTAAAAAACCATTCACCGTAATACTATTATCATTTCCTATCACAAATGGATTAGTTGATACACCAGGCGCAGTTTGATGATAGATTTGGAAAACATTCTGCGCAACACTAAGACCCCATCCTACACCACCATAACTGAAAATAATATTAGAAGCTGCGCCAATGGCAGGCGTTGACAATTCAATAGTTGGATTACCTGTAGGATTGCGCAACTCAATAAATGTTGGTCCCGACTCGACAGGATTAGTGATACGCAAATCACCCGTCATTATATCGCCAGATTTCAAGACACGCAACGCATCTTGCTGGTCTACATACGCACGAGTAACATCAGAAGTACCGCCACCTCCAGCACCACCGCCAGCAGCTGGAGAAGCAGGAACCCATTGACCAGTTAATCCATCAAAATAATAAATGAATTGGTTAGCATCAGGATCATTCCGCCACCACAATTGTCCAGGAATTGGATTTATAGGTGGTGTATCACTTATATAGCTTCCACCCGAAAGTTCATTATCTGCTGTTCCACGTTGTGGATACCATGTAAAATCCGCTGCGTCATAACGAAACAGCGTATTCGTCAAAATGACGGTATCACCATCATTAGGGTTTAGGGGAAATGATGACATAAAGACGTGTTTTCCTTTGTCTCATCTTCCGTCCTAAAGGACCTATATTCAACACCTTATTCGTTACATCTATCCATTCATTTGTCGTACAATATTGCCACATTATGCCATGCTGATACGAGCACTGGCCTCTAAAAGGATAGGGCGGAAATATTGGTAGTGTTTTTAAGTCGCGGTCGGCCTTGGCACCCATTTCTTTGGTGCTCTCCTTTCTTCTCTTTCCCTTTCCTCTTCATTAATAGTACGGTGAAAAATACCACCCATCAAGCTTTGTGTCTCCTTTTTTAATTTCATTTCTTCCGCCATCAAACGTTTCAATTCTTCCTCAGAACCCTCAATTTCTTGATTGGCTCTAGAAATGTCGTCATTCATCTTGTCAATATGGTCATTTAGCTCTTTTTCTTTTTGGCGAATTTCATCCATTCTAGCCAATATCTGTAGAATGGTATCCTTTGGTTCCAGAGCTACTGATGCCATGTCATTCATATTACCATCCATATCCTAAGCCCTCCCAATTTCCTTCATCGCCCATAACATACAAACCACCAGCTGTATCGCACCACAAGCTACCTTCAGGAGCTCCAAGAGGTGGATCAGGCTGATAATAAATACCCCCATTCGTATCACCCCCAACCATAGCTGCGCCAAAGGAAACAGCATAGAGACAATCTGTGGGGGTGGCACCAACAGTTAGTCCAGTTGACACAGGTAAATCCAAAATAGCATAATAACCAGCAAGCACAGTGTCAGGAGAAATCCATATTTGATTTTGAGGATTACATCCTGCCACAGACGGGCTGTCATGAATGTCAAGTGTACCTCCTGATCCAGGAGCTATACATGATACGGTAATCAATCTACTTGCACCTGATTTTAATACAGCTGGAGCAATAATATTTAATGCGGTATTTGTTGCAAGACCACCACCACCAAGGCCTCCTGAAGCACCAATAGTGATCAGCGCACCCGAAACAGGGTCAATTGGAAGTGGGACCCACTTCCAACCAACCTTTGCCACTACTCCCTTGAGAGGACCCTGTGGCATTATGCTGCCTTCTTTCTTCTTCTACGACGCGGAAGAGGATGAGCAGGACCAAATGGTTGAACCACAATATTCGAAGCAGAACTGAATTTGTCTAGGTTTGCTTCCGACTTGACAATACAGGAAAGTATATGCTGCCGCGCAATGTCGCGCGCAACATGCTGCAAATATGATACCTTAAATTCGATCACTTTCTTTTGCGCAATAGCCAATAATTCTGTCTGTGTCCTTTTCTCGTCACTAATAATGGGCATATTCATAATACCAATATAATTCCAATCATAGCTATATTGCATGACAAAATTCAGGAATGTAATGATATCGGCATTACCTACTCCATATGTCGTCACTCTAACAATTTCAGATGCTAACTGATGGCTTGATGATTTTGGTCCAATCGTTGCGGATTCAACCATTGATTTCGTATCTTCGATATGAACTGAACCGAATGGGGGTGTTTCATTCTCTGGAACAAGAAATGAGGGGTACAAAGGAAATGGACAAGTAAATGTCGGATACGGTGGTACATAGGTTACCATCGCTAGCCAAATAGGTAATGAATTTGTAACAATAGGCTCCAAGCTTTGTAACGTAGCCATATCATCAATAATCTGAGTTTCCATAACAGAAGAAACAGCGACACCTTGGTAATGATATAGGTCAGCTTGCTGGTAAAACTTACCCCGAGAACTAAAAGAAAAACGAATACCTTCATAAGTTGCCAAATAGAGTGTCTGGGGGTCAATATCCCTAAATATATCAATCTCTGAAAGAGAGGTAAATACAATAGTGTTATAAGCCACAGTTGCATCTTCATTTTGACCAACTTCCGTTGAATAATGAAGTGATCCTAAAATATCAACTGTAATAGGTTCAATTGGAACAGGGGGAGTAAGATCGGCACGGACCCAGAATACAAATCCATCTGCTGGTAAAACAAGCTTCTTATAGAGGGTAAATGAGATCGTCTGCCGTTTAGACAGAAAATTAACGCCCGCCGCTAATGTAGCGCCGAGTGGTGGTTTTCCGCTTACAGCCTCATTTATATCAACCATCTGCTGTCACTCTAAAACTGGCACGATATATACCAGTATCGATGAAAGATGGTCGTGGACCCGATTTTGTTTTGGATCCACGACCGCTTCGCACCCCGGACAAAGCTGCTTGTGTCGGAACACCAGGAACACGACCATTCATTTGTTCTTCCATAAGAAATCTCTGGAAGCTCCTTTCAATCTCCCTTGTTGCTGGACGTAGAAGAGAAGATAATGGCGCACTTCGATAAGGACGCCGTCCAGAAGCAATATCAGCGGCAACTTGTGCAAACAAATCTAAAACTGGTTTCTCAATATCCTCTCTATGAATATCTGAAAACGTTTCCACAATCTGATATTTCTCTTCCAAAATAGCAGCAACACTTTCCGCTGTCATTGTCTTGGAAAAACTTCGCTTTCGCGAGCGCCTGCTTTCAATCCGTGCAGAAGTTGCTGGACGCGCAATCGTCTCCGTTGTATATGGAGTATTAATGAAACCCATCCTTAGTTTAATGGTTTCAGTCATGACATACCCCATAAGGTACCATAATTTTGCGCAATAGCCATATAATTACGGCCCCAGGGTGTGTTAAGTGTTCCAAGATCCATAATCGTCAATTGTTTAATGGCATCAGCAACAGCTACTCCTGTTGATGTACTTTGATCAGACGAGAAATTAATAACGCCGCCTGTAAATTCATTAATACCAAATGACGCCCTAAGATCAGACCAATAAGTTGGATCAGAAGCTCCTGGAATATCTGGTGCATAATTGATTAATGTATCCGCTCCAAGATTGTACACTGCAATAGCATAGACCGTTGGCGCTAATGCGCTTGGACCAAGAGAGGGAACTTGATCCAAGTATATAAGACAAATATCCATTGCATAATTGAACGAAAAATCCAACACATAGGATCCCGGATCAATTTGATCGGTCGGGATCTGGACAATATTGTTTATAAAATCGGTAAACCCGTCTAGGGTTGGACCAACTCCCATTACCTTGCTCTTTCCCTTCTAGTTAAAGGAAGAGGAATTTCACCTTCTCCCTTGAATACTTGTAATCCTTCATTGAATAATTCGCGATCCTCTTGTAATCCACCGCGCGGAGCTATTTCTTCAACTGACATTTCCAAATTAGTCAGTTTCATAGCTGGATTATGTTCACCAATAATATCTTTATCAATTTGATCGGAAACTGAAACTGCTGCCTCTTTGCGAATTTCTTTACCCAAAATATGAACCTGTTCCTGATATTTGAGATAGGCTCTTTTCATTTTATCCTCAGGTATTGGTTTACCAATCGAATAGATAATACCTCCAAACTTTCCAAGATTAGGCGCACTTGCATCAATAAATCCATAAGGCTGATGCTGAAGGATAATTCCCTCCATATCATCAGGCGTTAAGTCACCTGACAATTTAACTTGCTCACCTTTTGAAATCACTTGCGTCGTCATCCCATTACGCCCTGAAACTCGGTAATGGAAGATATAGTTCTGGTTCAGTACATTACCAACAAACATAAATGCCACGTTCATCTCCTTTAAAGTTTAGGCGGGCGGTCTGATCAGAAAAACTGTACTCAGGCCGCCCTATTCACCTATCGAGAGGGGCAATCCCGACGGTGAAATCACTCATACTGGACGGATAAGACCGTGATAGCTTCAGGACGAATGCCCCATCCGGGAGAAATTCGGAATTCAGACACGAGGTCAGTAGCACCGCCTGGCAACGGAGTTGGGATTTCCGTTGGCGCAGCTTTGTCACAGTACATTGCGGTACAAGCCTCAAGACCAGGCGCAATTTTCGCCCACTCATTAGTATTCCACCGAGAGTTGGTAGGTTTCTCCACTTCAGTCATGGCAATGACAATCGCGTCAGTGCCAGCGGCACCCTTGCCAATCAGAGTGTCATCATACCCCCAATCAATTGTGTCGCCATTCATACCCATAACCGCTTTCACAAGTTGAGCGGATGTTGCCGAACCGGCGCCGACACGTTGGAACTGGACCAACTGAACAATGTTGACCATTTCCATCAGACCCAGGTCACGCTGAGGCCCAATGATCGTGAACTTGCGTCCAATACCAAATTGATATGTACGCGTTTTGATTGCAGCCATGAGAGTCAGGAAGAAAAAGGCAAGTTCGCCATTATCATACGTGACCATCGTATTATTGCCATTGGAATCAGGCGGCAAACCCGATGCCGAAGCATTGGCTGTATTTAACAACCCTTCACCATTTACGGAATTAAATCCGTAAAGTAGCCCGTTTCGCGCAAGTTGGAAATGGCCTTGACGGGCGCCAAGACGTTGCGCTTCCATCATGCCCATCCCCCAATTTGCGAGGGCGGCAGTATCGTGATGGTCAAATTCACCTCGAACCCGTAATAAATAGGTTGGGATCGAAATTTGCGACATTGCGATGGAGATAGAGGGAAGCTGGTTCGCAGCTGCTTGACCAGCAGCGGCTCGCGTCCGAATATCTGCACGCTTCATATAGACGTAGAGGTCGCCTTCACCAAGTTTGGCTTCAGGACCTCCAGACGGCAACAAGTCGAAAGCATTCGATGCCTGCGAATATTGCAAGATAATTCCAGGTTCAACAAACGAGGGATGAACCCTTACAAACGACGGACTGATAACAGGCATAACTTAACCTCCTATTTGGGCCGGTTATCGCCGGCGTTTAAGTTTCGTCTTCTCCGTTATAGTTGAATGATTGCAGCGGCGCCGTTATAGTTCCAAGTGCAGAAACCCGTACCTGGAGTATACACTGGAACCATACAGCCTGACGCAGCAACCGCAAGGATTTCAACAGGTAATCCGGTCCCGACAATCAACTGTTGATTGGTATAGTCCCAAGCGCAAGGTTGATTATACAGCGCACCTGCAGCGGCTCCAAGCAATGCAGCAGAAATTGGAACAGCAATACGCGCGCGAGACCCAAGCAAATAGTAATGCACGCGCATACCGTTTGACGCAAGAGGAACAGGAGATTGTGGTGAACTAACCATAGCGTGATCTTGGTTGAACACCGAAAATCCCACATGACCAGCAACCGCTGCTGCACGCGTAACAATACCCCCAAGCGACGTTGCATCGCTAGCCGGAATTGCTGGGGGAACAGCAACCGAGACAGCAAGACCACCCCACATAGGTAGCGTTTCAGCGGGTCCAAGAACACCGCCTCTCAACGCATATCTGTAGGCAGGATCATCAAGCGCCTCGCCTACAATCCAACCACTGGATTGTGCGTTAAACCCACCAAATGCATTCGTCACAAGTTGTGGGTTGAATGTAATAGTCATCGGATTATTTCCTTTCTCTCATTCATTGAATGAGAATGGGTTTATTGGGCGTTCTCTTTCGGAAGTCCAAGCCGTGAGACAACTTGGCGAGGGCGAGACATTTGATGGATAAATGTCTTTTTGCCGTGGAATGTCGTAATTCTACGGCCGGCATCGTCAAGCCTCGTGACTCCGCGAATTTCATCTTCCGCGAGGTCAGTTGGATGCAGCGCCGCTTCCGCGGCATCGGCATAAATAGTTTTTTCAGCCATCTCAAAGGCTTTTCCATCAGAAAAGTCCGAAAGATTAACTTCCTTCATCGCAGGACTGAATTCCTTCAATCCATTAGCAAGACGACGCCGATAAGCATTTGCAGCTTCCCCGTCAAGTGGTCGAGGAGCTTTCTTGCCAAACCCTTGATAAGCAGAATCCGCTTTCGCTTGAAGTTCCGCCATCACGTTGTAATCTTCATCCGACAACTGCTTGGGGATCATCGCCCTAATTGCAGGCAATGCCTTCTCCAGTTCTTCAATACGCTTCTTGGATGCTGCTAACTCGGTCAACGCCGCATCGGCCCGCGCAGCATCATCCTTCTTTTCGCCATCACTAGCTGTTTTGGCGTCGTCTCGTTTCGCATCGTCTTTGG